GGCACGTCGCTGGAAGAAGCGATGCCCATGATGGGCCAGATGCGGCAAATGGGTCTGTGGAACCCGCAGGACATCATGGGGACCATGGCGTCGATGAAGACTCTGGGTCCACAGGGTGGCCAGGCCATGATGGGCGCCATGCAGTCCGGCGCCGCGATGTCGCACGCGATGGGCGGCCGCATGGGCGCGGGTGCGAAGGTCGGCCAAGAGATGATGATGAACGTCTCTTCGATGATGAAGGCCGGCACGCTGACCGAAGAGCAGATCATGGAGTACACCGGCGGCCAGGGCGGCGCCGCCGGACAGCAGCAGGTCGCGCAGGGGCTCCAGCAGGCCATGATCGGATTCAGCCAGCACCCGATGGGGCAGATGATGCTGGCGGGCCTGGGCGAGATGAAGAACGACCGCTTCACGGGTCGCATGGACCCTGAGCTCATGCAGAAGTTCCTGCGCGGTGAGATCTCGGTCGACCAGCTCTCGCAGATGGGTCGGAAGCGCGTCAGCAACCGCACGTCCCAGGTGTCGTTCTTCAACCGCAAGGGCGAGATGGGGCAGTCGATGCTGTCCCAGGGTGGATTGGCCGGCGTGTCTCAGGGCATCGGGCAGATGATGACCGCGGCCGGCTACGGCGGCGCCGACGAGGAGATCCAGAACCGCTGGATCACGATGGCCACCCAGACCGACCAGCGCACCGCCGATCTCCTGCAGGCCAGCATGAAGGACCTGCCGCGCATGCAGATCGACAAGCAGCGGTCCACCGAAGCGGCGATGAGCGAGATCCTCCGGAAGATGGAGTACCGCAAGACCCGCTCGTGGCAGGGGTTCAAGGACGCGCTGAGCCATCGGTGGGAGGAAGACGTAGAGCGCCCCATCCAGCAGTCGATGGAGAAGTTCTCGACCGACATGGGAGACATGTGGGACAGCGCGTCCCGACGGCTACTCGGGATGGGTCCGCAGGCTGTAGGCGGGGTCAGCTTCAAGGGTGCGATGAACCTGGCGACTGGCGGCTACACGCAGCCCAACGAGGCAGCGCTCAAGAAGATGTCGAAAGACACGATGCAGAACTGGATCGACCCTGGCTCCATCGGCAACTCGATGATCGAGATGACGCGGGAGAAGGGCAGCGCGTTGTCGGTGCTACAGCAAAGTGCGAGCGACACCTGGATGACGCCTCGTGCGCAGATGCTGGCCCGCATGGGGATGGGCATCCGCAAGGGAGCCGCCGGCGCCGGCGACGTCAACCTCGGCGGCGGATACAGCGCGTCCACAGAGGATGTGGGCTTCGCCCAGCAGCGCCTGGTCGACTACGCGAGCGGGCCCGTCACCCTAGGGGTGGCTGTCGGTGGAGGCCCGACCAAGGAGCAGCGTGCCGCACAGGACATCGTGAGCGCCGAAGTCGACAAGGTGCTGTCCGACCCCGCAAATCGGCAGCAGCTCCTGCATCTCAAGGAACGCGACCCCGAGGGGTACGGACAGGCCGTGACGGCGCTCGTGAAGAAGAACCCGAGAGCCGCGAAGGCGTTGAACGACATCGCGGCATCGTCGAAGGGTTCCGACAAGAACAAGGCGATCGTCGAGCTCGGCGCCGTCATGACGGGCATGAACGAGAAGGGCTGGGAGAAGTCGTCGTACAAGATCGACTTGTCCAAGATGGCCAACGCCGCCGGCCCCGGCGCCGCCAAGGACCCCGCGCAGGCGCAGCAAGATGCCGTAGACGCGCTCCGGGAAGCCGTTGGGGCGAAAGGCGGGGCCTCACAGGGGGCTGTGATCGGCGGAGCGATCGGCGCGGCCGCGGGCTTCGGTATCCTCTCGATCCCTCTCGCGTTGGCGGGCGCCTCAATCGGCGCGACCATCGGAGAGCTCACCGGGACCACGGGCCTTTCGACCTCCGAGCTCCAGGAGATGGCCAACCCCGAGATGGCTCCGTTGATCATCAAGGCTATGGAGGGTGGTCCTGGGAGTGAGGCCGCCAAAGAGCTTTCCAAGATGGGCGGGACCGCCGGCAAAGTCGCCGAGATGATCGACAAGGGCCGCATGAGCAAAGGCGCTACCGACGCTCTGAAGTCCTACATGACCTCTCTGGGCTCACTGGAAACCGAGAAGACCAACAAGTCGATCCAGAGCGCCGCGAAGGCTCAAGGGCAGATCGAGGGGATCAGTGGGATTCGCGGCACGATGTCGGGCCGCTTGGAGCGCCTGCGAGCTTTGTACGAGGAAGGGAAGTTCGGAGAGGCGGCGGCCGGCGTCGAGAAGCTCGGTGCCAGCGGCGAGCTGAAGGAGAAGGAGATCAATCGTCTGCTGGCCGGACAGGGCGGGTTGGTCGGTGTCCAGGTCGGTCGTGAAGCCGTCATCTCGGGCCTGAAGGGCGGGATGAGCGAGAAAGACTTCATGAAGCAGATGCAGCGCCTGGATTTGTACGCCGCGCTGCCCGACGAGATGAAGAAGGATATTGCCGCGAAGGCCAAGAGTGGCGGCAAGGTGGACAGCCAGGAGTTGGAGGCCATCAAGGCCACGTTGAAGAAAGCCGCCGAGGTGCTGCGCGGCAGCGGACCCACCGCCGGCGGCGGTGGAGGCCCGGTCGGCACCCTCGAGCACCTACTGGTCTCGTACGCCAAGGCCCATACGGACTTCGTCACGGCGGTCAACCAGGCGATTCCGGGCCTGGAGTTCAAGGACCCATCGACCAAGCCCAAGGTACCTACGGAGTCCGGAACCACCAACCCGCCGAAGAAGGACGAGTGAGGTGACGCATGTCGGAAGAGGCCCCACGATTCGAGCAGTCCTTCACCATCACGTCGACGCAGCGCGGCAAGGTACGGCTCAAGATCGTGGACCGCATCAACGTCGACGACGTGTTCGTCCACATGGTCAACCGTGAGCTCTTTCGAATCGTAACCGGCAACGATGTCGATACTGTCGTGCCGCAGACCTTCAAGGACGCGCTTCTGAAGACGCGGTACTCGGCGGGGTAGACGATGGGGATGCACATCTTTCTCGAGTCCGATGGGTTCCACAATGCCGCGGCGCACGCACGGTCTCAGGGCATGGGACTGGGTGGCCAGTCCACCGGAGAACGGGACCTCGACGTACAGAGCACGGTGCGCCGCCCCTACCGCGGCGTCCAGATCAAGGACGACGTCTACGCGGTGCTGTCAGTCCGCAAGCCTGACGGCTCGGCGATCCCCTTGACCTCGAGCTCCGCGTACAACACCTCCGGCAGCCAAGGAGACCGAGGAGAGTGGACTGGCCAGGTGAAGGACTTCTCGGACTTCATCCTCCAGCGCGTCGAAGACCAGCGGATGGAGAAGCAGCAGATCATCGAGACCTTTGGTGACACCTTCGTCTACTTCTTCGGTGAGCGGCCGCGCATGCTGACGTTCTCCGGGGTCTTGATGAACACCGAGGACTTCAACTGGCGCGCCCAGTTCTGGCAGAACTATGACCTCTACCTGCGCGGCACTAAGCTCGTGCAGATGAACGCTCGGTGCTACCTGTCGTACGACACCTGCGTCATCGAGGGGTATCCGCTGTCCTGCACGGCCGTCGACGACGCCGACGCTCCCTACACGGTCCAGTTCCAGATGCAGATGCTGGTGACCAACTACTACGAGTACTCGGCGGTTGGCACCATCCAGTTCCCCGGCGTCGAGGCGCAGACCACCGACATCCTCAACCTGGAGCTCGAGGCCCAGCGGAAGAAGTTCGTGTCCATCACCTCACAGGTGCGGTTCAAGAACGCGACCGCAACGGGTCCCACTGGGTTCTTGGCCAAGATGAGGTCCGTCATCCGCGAGGCGCGAGGCCTCGAGACAATGGCCTACAACTACCTAGATGTGTTCCGCAACTTCACCAGCGGCCGCTTGGTCCGACTGCCGGTCGGCATCGCGGCCTTCGTATCGGGCACCGACGTAGCCGAAGTCGCGGGCAACTCCATCAGTGCGGCAGGCAGCGCCTTCATCAACCTGAAGACCGGAGCTCCCAGCACAGTGGCCGGGGTGCCGGTCAACCACAAGCTTCGGATGCTGGGCCCATCGAAGTTCGGCCCCACCTGGCTGTCGGCCGTGACGGGAAAGGCGCATGGCGCCATCTACGAGAACTACGACGAGTACCCGATCCGGCAGCAGCCGTCGGCAACCGCTGACCTGCTAACCCCCGCGCAGCAGATGGAGATGGTCAACCGAGACCTGTTGCGCATCGCGGTCGCCGAAGAGCGTCAGGCCACGCTGGCTGCCATCACGATGGCGCAGCAGGCCGAGGGCCTGTACGGAGACGCCGCGGACGTCATCGGTTTCCTGCGGTCGAGCTTCTCTTTGGTGACCACCGTGGCTGGCTTCATCTCCGACCCGTTGGGGACCGTATCCAACACGCTGTTGGGCGTCGCCCCCAACCAGCTGGAGCTGGTGGCGCTGGGGGTGGTGAACGGTCTCAACCCGATCGGGAAGTTCATCGGTACGGCGGGAGGCCGTACGCTGGATGCGATGTTCAGCGAGGTGAAGGACAACTTCACCGAGGAGTCCAAGATCGGCGACGTCTACCTGTCGACGGACTACCTCTCTTACAACAAGCTGGCCAGCGATCGCTCAGGGATCTCGCAGACCGGTCGTGCGTTCAACACCGGGCCGGCCGGGTCCGACGTGGTGTACAGCGAGGCCGCACTGGCACCCGAAGACCAGCCGGTCCTGGAGACGGGCTCGGCAGCCCGCTCGGCCGCCGTGGCAGAGGTCTACACCGAGAGCTCGTATCGCTCACCGACCGACTCCTACCGGGACCGCAACTACGAAGCGGCCTACCAAGACGCCGACTACGCGGCCCTCATGGAGCAGCAGCGCGCCAAGGACGCGGCCGCGGCCGAGGAAGCCGCTACGCTCGTCCAGGGCTTGGCCTCGGGGAACGAGGACGCCGTCAAGTCTGCGTTGGACGACGCCTATGGCGAGCGTGATACGGCGTCCGAAGAGGTGATCGAGACGAAGCCCGTCACGGTCTCGACGCCGGTGGGCCGCACCACGCCGGAGTACACGACGCAGCAGACGTACTACGAGCGCGAGACCATGGCCCCCGACGAGGCCATCATCGTGACCAGGGAGATCGTGGAGTCCGCACCTGTTGGTCGCATCATCCCAGAAGCAGAGCCGGAGCAGGTCTACGGGCCGTCCGCGACATCGTTGCTGACCAGCTCCGACGTCAAGAGCATCTTCACCGGCACCAAGACGCGCCCCATGACGGAGCCCGAGTACTTCGCCCAGGTCGGCGCCCAGGTATCCCCGAAGTCCATCGAGGACGTCTACGGCGGGGAGGGCATCATCCAGCGGAAGACCTTGACGGCCGAAGAGCGTGCAGCGCTTCTGGCTTTGGTGTATGGCAGCCCACAGAAGGCCCCGAAGAGTCCACAAGACACGTCGGGCATCATGCCGGCGGGTGACGTCGACGCGGAGATCAAGCCAGTCGTATGAGCGTACAAGCTGCCCCACTAGGCCTCCGGTTGTTTCTGGAGGGCATCGAGGTGCCGGTCATCGCGGCGCAGGTGAACAGCGTGCCGGACCAGCCCGCTCAGGCGTCGATTCAGATCATCCCGACCGACATGTCGTTGAACCTGCTGCCACGCACGCTGGTCCACCTCTTCTATCTGGAGACGCTGACCGCGCAGGACATCAAGAAGGCCGAGGAGGCCGCGGGCACGACGGCCCGGATGGGGCGGGTGAGCGCGACCGAGAAAGAGATCGACCGGTACGAGGCCTCGGACTGGAGCTACAAGCTCTTGTTCAGCGGAGAGGTCATCGGCTACACGTACAACAAGACCTCGAGCGCGCGTCAGCTGGTGCTCCAGTGCATCGATCTCTCATCCTACTGGGACGCCTGCTACCAGTGGTTCGCCGACTACTCGGTCGGTGGCGATGGACTGACGGACAAGGTCCACCAGTTCCTCGAGGCCGGCGAGGGGTTGTTCGACAACGTCGCCAAGGGGACGCAGTGGACCATCGGTCGGCTGCTGACCAGCAAGCCGCTGACCCCGGAGTACCAGCAGTGCCAAGGCCTCCTGGGCGGCATGATCCACCTGCTCGAGGCCGTAGGTGGCATCAAGCACCGCGGCTCCGGCCAAGAGGGCTACAACGGCGTCAACGACTTCTTCAGCATCGCGGAGCTCCGGTACAACTTCCTTGGGATGCTGGGTGCCATTGAGGCCGACAAGACCTCCGCGCAGATCTACAGCGGCAAGGCGTTCTACAACTGGATGCGCAACGGCATGAGCTCGATGGGGACGCTGCTGTCGTTCCGCGAGATCTTGATGCACGTCTGCAAGTACGTGTTCCACAACCTCTACCCGAACCCGTGCGCGCACTATCAGCCGCCCGGCTACCGTGACGCCTCGCGGCGCGTCAGTGTCCCGGCGACGATCTTCACCGACCAGGCGTCCGGCCGGATCATCAAGGAAGACCTCAAGTACATCATCACGGAGTGCGGGAAGTCGTCGTTGATGCTGCTGAAGGCGATGTCGCTGATGTCGCAAACCGGCGGGGCGTCGGCCGAGGCCCTGGTGGCGGCCAAGAAGATCCTCGTGCCAGTCGACGAAACGATCCGCCACACCACCGGGCTCGTCAACGCTCTGACGACCGATGACAAGGCCTCGCTGTCCGGCACCATCCAGAGTGTCTCGGCCGGCATCAAGACGGCGTTCAACGCTCTGCCGAACAGCCCACAAGAAGCCATCGGCAACTATGCGACGATCGCCAAGGATGCTCGAAGCTCCCTCGAGGGCTCCATCCAAGAGATCGCAGACCTTCTGGGCCTGAAGCACAGAGCTCGGAAGATGGTGCCCAAGAAGGTGCAGGTCCCGGCCGGTGGGCATCTGTTCAACCAGCTGTTCTTCCCCGAGGTGTTCTTCGTCTCCCCGCCGCGGTGCAACGTCATCTTCCCGGACCAGTACTACACGCTGACCTACAGCCGAAACTTCGCTCGAGAGGTGACACGCCTGGCCTGCCAGGGCGGCTTGAGTGCCATCGTGGGTGGTGGCGCCGCCGGCGCCAAGCTGTTCGGCCGGTTCTACTTCGCCCCCAACATCGAGGACGCCAGAGGGCAGTCGCTGGGCGCGACCATCGGGCGCGGAGCTCGCGTCTTGCTGCCACACGAGGTCCACTCTGGCATCGTCCCGAAGCTCGAGTGGGTCAGCGACGGCCACCGCTGGGGCATCCTGGCGGCCTCGAAGTCGAAGTCACAAGCCGAGCTGTCCAAGCTTCAGAAGGTCAACTACTTGCAGCGCCTGGCGAACTTCCAGCTCTTCCTGCACCGCTGGTCGAGCCGGAACCTGGCCATCCAGGGCGTCTTCATGCCCAACCTGGTGCTGGGCCTGCCGTCGGTCATCATAGACCGCTCGGCGCCGGCGCCGGCTGTCGTCGAGGCTCTGGAGAAGGCGCTTGGTCGTCGGATGCTGCCGACGCAGTTCATCGGGAAGATCGTGAACATCAACCACTCGGTCTCCCAGAGCGGCGGCGCCACAGGCGTCGGGTTCTCCTACGTCCGAACGCATCGTGGCCTGGACGACGAGTTTCTGGGCGTCATGACCGAAGAGGAGACGGCCGACGTCGAAGCGGAGCCGGAACTCTTCAGCATGAAGAAGCTGGCGCAAGACCCGAAGTACGCCGTCGCGTACCGGAAGCGCGAGCTGTTCTTGGAGCTGACGCGCCGGTGGTCAGAAGAAAAGCTGAAGCCCAACCTGTATGTCGAGGACCTGGGGAAGATCACCCGCGTCACCGATCCCGGCTCGTGGAAAGCCACCGAGCAGGAAGTCACGGAGGGGCTGGGGCTGTCCGCCGACTACTACGAGGCGCACAAGAGCGCCGACGGGACCGTGACGCTGCCCGAGTCATTGGTGATCGAGTTCTCCAAGCGGGTTCCGACTGGGCGGTTCAAGAGGTCGACGCTGGCCTTCGAGGATAAGGCGCGGCCGCGCTGGATGCAGGCAGACGTCTGGGGCAACGACAGCATCACGGAGGCCGTCTACTACCCGCTGCTTGGGACGTTCGCCATCACGGACGACAAGAGCATCGGGCAGGCCACGCAGGACACTCTGCTCAAGCGACAGAAGACCGACGCGCAGCGCAAGGTCGATACCACGCAGGGCGAAGGCACGGCATCGGTCGAAGGTGTACCTGGAGGCGAGGTGTACACCGTGGTGCCGGGGAGCGTCGAGGAGACGATCGACGGGCTCTCGATCGTGTACGGGATGATGAAGGACCGAAGCGCCGAGGTACACGAATTCATTCGAGAGTTCACGACCAGGCCGATTGCCTCGATGACGGAGATCCTCGGGAGCGCCAACCTCAAGTTCGCCCCGAACGGGTTGGTCGAAGACCCGTCGGCGATGATCGAAGGCTTCCATAGCCGAGCCTACGGAGACTACAATACCGAGGTGCAGCGGCCCAAGCGGGTCGGCGATCAGGTGTTGGCTGGCGGCGATGCTCTGGGGGCTTTGATGCCTGGAGAAGCCAGTCCGGCGGCGGTGACGAGGCCCGGGGTGTTGAACAAGCAGCAGGAGAAGCGAGCGTTGAACAGCAGCTACGACCCGCGAGGCCGATCGCGAGCTCGAGTGCGCGCCTACATGGCGGAGCTCAAGATCAGCCGAGGTATGATGGGCAGCTAGGAGAGGACCAATGGACGGGATCAACATCGGCAGCTTCTTGGACGAGATCGACGACATCGTGAAGAGGGCCGGCTACGTGACGGACGTTGCGATGCCGTGGCTCAAGGCCAACAAGAAGCCCCTCGCGCTCGTCGGCGGCGGGGCCGCGGCCGCGCTGGCGGGCAAGCGTGGCATCGACGACATCATGATGGCCGAACAGATGCGGAAGATGCAGCGCGGGTAAACGATGGGCGTCTTTGGTCGCATGGCGGACAGCCGGGAGAAGCGAAGGGTCGAGTACCACTTCTCTCCAAGAGCCGGCAACGAGCGCTGGGACAAGTTCGTCCGGAGCGCGCAGTCGCAGGGCTTCATCGACGCGCTGTCCAAGCACCCAGGGGCGGACGCCAAGCTGGTGCAACACGCGCAGTCGCTGCACGATCTCGCCAAAGCAGAGCCCCTTGGGAAGGTTCAGAGCTCCACGAGTCCCAGCAAGACCTACGAGATCCGCAAGACCCCCGATGGCCGGTTGGCCTGCACGTGCAACGACTGGCGGTTCAAGTCCAGCGTGGACCCGGGGCACGAGTGCAAACACATTGCCGGCTTCCGTCAGAACAAGGTAAAAGTGGGGGCCAAGATGCCCAACTTCGCCGATATGACATCGTCGTTCTTTGATGAGCTCAGCGACATCCGGGACAAGGCCTTGCAGGCCCGCGAAGAGGAGATCGACAAGAGGACCGAGCGGCCGTTCTCCAGCCTGCTGACGCAGGACGAAGAGCCGACCGAGGAACCCAACCCCGCCGCCTACGAGATGGAAGAACCCGAGGTGGTGGTCAGATCAGGAGCATGACAATGGCAGACCAGAACGAGAAGAAGCCCGAGACCGTCAAGCCCGACTCCTTGTTCATGAAGCGCGTCAAGGAGAAGGTCGAGAAGCGCAACGAGCGGCTCCAGAGCCCCGAGAAGGACGAGCGCAATCGGAAGATGGGCCTGGTGAAGTGACCGACGGCATCTTTCCATACTTCGTCGACGAGCTGACCAAGATCGCCGTTCAGATGACGAAGAAGGAAGAGGGCAAGCTGTACGCACAGTACGCGGGCCTTGGCGCCGTCTCCTACCCAGCCATTCGGGCCGTCGCCAACAAGATCGAGTCGGGGCACGTGGTGTCTCCAGGCAACTCGAAGGCGAAGTGGTTGGTGGGTAGCGTGCTGCGTGGTACAGCCGGTGGGGCGCTCATTCCGGCGCTACGGCTGCATCTCGTCAAGCGCATGGAGAACAAGGCCCGGGACCGTCTGCGTCATGCAGAGACCAGAAAGCAGAAAGTGCCATGATGGACAAAGAGTCGGCCTCCAAGCGCATGGCGCACTACCAGCAGACTCGAAAGGGCCGTCGCCCCATCCGGGTCGACACCTTGCTCAAGAAGGGCCAGGCCATCAAAGCCGTGCAGGCTATCGCGGGGTCGGCGTCGACGGCGGGTAAGGCCGGGACGGCGATCGCGAAAGGCAGCGTGGCGAAGGGCGGCGAGAAGGCCTTCAGCACGTTGCCCAAGGCACGCCCGCGCGCTTCGAGCGCCGAGGTGGGCCCGGTTCCCGGAATGAAGACGAAGAAAGGCTCGGTGGATCTCATGATCGAGAACGACCCGCTCGTCCAGTACCTCAAGAAGCACGCCGCCTCCGACAAGCCGCCAACCGCTGGCCTGGTCGACGCCGAGGGCATCCTCAACGACAACGGAGCGGAGAAGATGCCGGCCAGTAAGCCGGAGCCCGAAGTCACGTCGATGTGCCCCTGCCCGACTCCTCGGATGGAGAAGGAAGTGAAGCAGAGCTGGCAGCCGTACCTCGACCAGATGTTCGAGAACCGGGAAGGCATCACCCGGAAGTACAAGGACAAGGACCACGATCCGAGCACGGCGGACGAGGGTTCAGGGGACGTCCAGCGGGTGTTGGGGCGCCGGTAAACGTGAGGGGGCCCCTTGACCGAATGGGACGACATCCTGGAGCTCCTCAAAGAGGGCGCCAAGAAAGAGACCGCGTTTCCTGAGCGCCGACAGAAGGATCTCGAGCTCTGGAAGACGTGGAAGAACAGCGGTGAAGACCCCGCGCACTTCCGCCCACTGTTGCAGCAGTTCCGAGGCCTCATCCGTAACAAGGCCGACCGCTGGGCACGCAACGTCGATCTGCCGCCGGCCGTGGTGCACGCGGAGTTCAACAACCAGTTCCTGAACGCCGCTCGGACCTACGACCCCACCAAGGGGGCCGCGCTGGGAACCTGGGTGACGCAGCGGCTGCTGAAAGCCAATCGGTACCTGACGACCTACCAGAACCCGGCGCGAATCGTAGAGACGAGAACCGGGCACCAGAAGGGTCTGTTCGACAACGCGGTCTCGACGCTCGAAGACCAGTTCGGGAGAGACCCCACGACGCGAGAGATCTCCGAGCATCTCGGCTGGGCCCCGGCCGAAGTGGGTCGCATGCAGGCCGAGAACCGCAAGGCCCTGTACTCGTCGGGCTACACGAGTGGCTTCGACCCCGCGGTCAACATGCCGTCTCGAGAGACCGAGGTGCTGCGCCTCATCAAGCCACAGCTCGACAACGAGGAGCTGCTGGTCTACGAGCACTTGATCGGAGACGGCGGGAAGGAGAAGCTGCGGCCTGGCGAGATCGCCAAGAAGCAGGGTTGGAACGCCTCCAAGGTCACGCGCATCAAGAACAGCATCGCCGAGAAGGTGAAGAGGTACATGTAGATGGCCACGCTGCCTCCGGACAAAACCTCTCGAGATGCGAATCTGAACGCCCTTCTGGCGGCCGTTCAGGAGTGGGGGCAGAAAGAGAAGACCCGGCTGGACAACGAGACGCTGTTCCTGCGCTCGGTCTTGACGGGCCGCGGCGCCACGGCGGCGGGGGACGCGAACCTCGAGCAGGCCGTCTCGGCCCTGAAGGAGGAGATCGACCAGTACGTCCTCTTCGGGAGCATCGGGGGAGCGCCTGGTGGTTGATGAGAATGCGACATGGACCTACTGAACCCGCTCAGCATAGCTCGTTCCATCGAGCTCTTTCCGGGCAAGTCGTTCAAAGCGACCTGCCCGCCGAGCTTGGCGGTCGGCTACTGCGTCTACATCGCGGGTCCCAAGGTCGATGAGTACTACCAGGTTGACCGCGCTGACCCATCGAACATCGTCAAGATGCCGGCGTTGGGGGTGGTGACCGAGAAGACGGACAGCACGCACTGCGTCGTGCAGTGCCTTGGTGAGCTCCAGGGGTTGTTCACCGGGCTGACGTTCCCCAAGTCGTTGTTCGTCACCATGGATGGCCGGCTTTCCCATGACCTTCCAATGCCGGCTCCGGCGCCGGACAGCTACGCGATGGTGCAACCGATGGGGACCGCGATGGGGTCTTCGGAGGTGCTGCTGAGTCCCAACTTCCTGATGATCAAGCGGATCGAGTAGACTCTTTGCACGATACCTCGAGGCTGTTATCCTCAAATCTGACGCCCGAAGGCCGGGCACAAAAGGGAGACCAACATGACGGATACGAGCAGCATGGACGCAGCGGCAAAACCCAAGAAGACCTGTGACCATCCGGGTTGCACGCGGAAGCGTGTATCAGGCGCCTACTGCAAGAAGCACCTGGGCGACGCCGATGCCGTGGAGAGCGTGATGCGCCTCACGGAGATCGAGGCCCTGAAGTTCAACAGGATCGACGTCGAGATCCGGAACTCGCTGCAAGGCCAGCGGCTCGCCGACTTCGAGATCGACAAGGCCGAGCGCGACGCCCAGGACCTCAAGCGGCTCAAGATGCTCGAGAAGGCGCGCCTCCAGGCGATCGTCGAGCGGATGAAGCCGGAGTACGAGGCGCTCGTCAAGAGCATCGCCGAGAAGTTCAACCTCGACCCCACCACGATGACGATTGACCCGGATACCCGGGTCATTCGCGGACAAGCTCCGAAGAAAGAGTGACCCTCAACCACGAGCTCTAGGGCTCTGCAGCGCAAGGAGAAGTTATCATGGCACCGCGTAAACCACTGTTCCTGTCCCAGGGCGCTGGCGAAGGCTTCGCTCAGGAGATGTCGACGTCCGACTCCATGACCCTCGGTGGGTTGACGATGGGCGGCAACATCGCCATGGGGACCTACAAGGTCACCGGCATGGGGGATGCCGTCGACCCGCAGGACGCCGTCACCAAGGCGCAGCTCGACGCCGTGGCGGCCGGCATCCACTGGAAGCACCCCGTCGCGGTGCTCAACATGATCGACGACTCCGACATGGGCGGCAGCCCGCCGGTCGGCCCCGTCAAGGGCGACGCCTACGTGGTCAACAACTGGGGCGGCACCTACAACAACGGCGACATCATCGAGTGGACCGGGACCGCCTGGCAGGTCATCATCGCCAACTCGGGCGGTGAGCCGCCGAACACTACCTGGGTCGCCGTCTCGGCCAACAGCGCGACCACGCCGGCCGGATCGTTCGCGGGCAAGAACAACAACACCGCGTACTACAACAGCGGCACCAACACCTGGACGTTCACGGCCCCGACGGAAGGCGACGCCTTCCTGGTCAACGGCCCGAACAGCCAGTACCTGAACCTGGGCTTCACGTACGACGGCGCCAACTGGGTGGAGTTCACCGGCCTGGCCAGCATCACGGCCGGCGCGGGCTTGTGGAAGCCCAACAGCACCACGATCGCCGTCAAGAACGGCGACGGCATCGAGGTCGTGGGCAACTCGGCGTCGACCAACGTCAAGCTGTCGACGTACTCTCTCGGCGTCACGCCGTATCCGGGCCTCCAGCTCGCCGGTACCGCGGGCGCGAAGGGTCTGGCGTTCCTGCCTGACCCGGCCGGCCCGCTCACCGTCACGGCGGCGGGTGCGGACGTTCTGCTGGACGGCTCGACGCTGTCCAAGAGCGGCACGGGTCTCAAGGTGCTGGGTCTCCCGGCTCTGTTCACCATCGCGGGTACCGCGGTGGGTGCCACCGTCACGGCGCCGAACCTCGACGACCTGACGGACGGCAGCAACGCGGACCTGCTGCACTCCCACGCCAAGATCAAGAAGGTCGCGGCCGACATCGCGGTCGCCGAGGCCATCGCGAAGGCGGACGCGGTCTACTGGTCGGCGACCAACGACCGCGTTGGCAAGGCGCGGGCCGACAACGACGCGAAGTCGCGCGTCATCGGTGTGTCGGAAGTCACGCAGAACACCGTGGGCAACCCGGCGACCATCGTCGCGGTGGGCGAGATCCTCGGCGCCATCTCGACGGCGACCGCCGGCACCCCGTACTACCTCCAGGCGACTGGCGGTATCGGGACCGCGCTGCCGACCGGCAACACCCGCGTGATCCTGTGCGGCTACGCGATGAACGCCACGGACCTCTGGGTCCACGTGGTCGACTACGGCAAGAAGCTGGCGTAAGCCGGAGCTGAACTGGGGCGCGTGGTAGTACCACCACGGTTGCTGAGGTGAGCACATCTCCGCCCCACTTTTCGTGAGGCGCCGCCGTGATCGACCGAGTCCAACCTCTCAAGATAGAGAGCGTCGCATCCGGCGGTGATGAGACTGACCAGTTTCCCACCGCGTTGGATCGCAACGAGGACTACGTCGATTGCCGCGGCATCGCGTACCAGCACTCCACTAGCGACGACTCGACGGTTCGTACTGAGCGCGACTCCAGCGACAACCTCTGCTTCGTAGACCCCATCGTGGGTCACAAGACCTTGGCCGAGCTGGCGTCGGCGGCCGGGCTCAGCATCTACGACTTCCTGTTGGACAGCGAACCCAACTCGGTCAACTACGACTACGCGATCAGCAGGACGGGTGGCCAGGTCAGTCAGGAGAGCTGGACCAACCACGCGACGTCGAAGCTCTTGAAGTCCATCGACTACACGCGCAGTGGTGGGCATGTCGACGCGGAGGTCCGGAAGATCTTCGATTCTGACGGGGTGACCGTTGTGGCACAGTTGACCGTGACGTACACGCGCTCGGGCGGTAACGTGGTGAGCGCCACCTATGTGAGGAACGTCTGATGCCGCTCGTCATCGCAGAGCTTGAGGGAACCCCGCCGGTCAAGATCAGCGACGGTACCAACACCGCGACCGTCACGCCGAACGGCTTGGCCACAGACGGTAGTGGCGTCACGCAGCCCGTCAGCGCAGAGTCTCTTCCGCTTCCCGCCGGCGCCGCCACGGAGACGACGCTCGGCAACATCAAGACCAAGACCGATAACCTCGACGCAGCCATCAGTACACGGGCCACCGAGACAACGCTCGGCTTGGTGAAAGCCAAGACCGACAACCTGGATGCCGCCCTCAGCACTCGTGCGACCGAGACCACGTTGGGGCTCGTGAAGGCCAAGACCGACAATCTCGATGCGGCGCTCAGCACGCGCGCGACGGAGACGACGTTGGGCTTGGTCAAGGCCAAGACCGACAACCTCGACACCCCGCTCAGTGGCATCAAGGCCAAGACGGACAACCTCGATGCGGCGTTGAGCACTCGGGCGACGGAAACCACGCTAGGGCTCATCAAGGCCAAGACGGACAACATCCCGGCCTCTCCGTCGCAGGAGCACACGACGGCCGCCAGCCCGAACTCCGTGCGGCTGTCCGATGGGGCGAACTTCGTGTCTCCGTCGACGTCTGGGAACCAAACCAGCGGAGCACAGAAGACACAGGTGGTGAGCCCGGCGGGCAACGCCTTGGAGGTGGACTCCAGCGGGCAGGCGTCGATCAAGAACCCCTTCCTCGACGCTGCCCTCAGCTCGTTGGCAAAGTCCACACAGCAGACCGACGGCACCCAGAGAACCATCATGCGTGGTGGTACCAAGGGGGCGACGACGCCGGCGGATGTGACGAGCTCGGTCGTCGATGCGAACCACCAGGCCTTGGATGTCTACACCTGGGGCGGCGGAGAGGGCGGGAGTCAGCAGGTTGAGGGGTTGGCGGCGGACGGCGCAACACCGGTCGGAAATCCCGTGCAGATCGGCGGCGTGGACGACACCAACCACGTACAGGCGTTGCTCACCGATGCACAAGGTCGGCTTGTCACGGCCGCGGCCGGAACTACGGCGATTCGTCGCGGCTTCGCGTTCGGAAGAACCGTGCTGTCGGCCGTTACGGTGGTAGAGCTGAACGAGACGGTCTACACCGAGCAGGCCAGCGCGGCACAGCGTTCCATCGTGTCCTCCAGCGCGGCCGATGCGGCGGCCGGCACCGGCGCTCGTACCGTCAAGATCACCTACTTCGACAACACTCTGGCTGGCCCCTACACGGAGACCGTGACGCTCAACGGCACGACGCCCGTCAATACGACGGCGACCAACATTCGGTTCGTAGAGAAGATGGACGTCATGACAGTCGGCAGCGGCGGTTCGAACGCCGGCATCATCTCGTTGAAAGCCGCGACGGGTGGTGGCGGCGCTACGATCTGGAGCATCGCGGCCGGCTCCAACCAGACGTTCTCGGCCTCTAACCACTATGTCCCGGCCGGCTACACCTGTTTCATCACCGGGATGCTGGGAGGCATCAAGGGCGCCGACACCGCGGGCTTCCTGATAAAGGCGGCGTACCCGCTGACGCCTAACGCGACGGAGCTCCAGATCTCCGACCTGCTACGTGCTCCGTCCAGCGGACAATCGACCCGCGCCTACGCGACCCCGATCGTCGTCGTTGGTCCGGCAAGAGTCGAGATGTACGTGTCGCCGGACAGCACGTCGTCGAGAACCTACTACGGAAGCTTTGACTACTACGAGCAGGTGACCTGATGGGTGAGGTATCGAAACTCTGGAACGCACCGCTGAAGAACGGCGGCAGCGCCAACATGGCGGTCAACGGCTCGTCGACCCCTGTGGTGTTCTCCTACTCGCCGGGTAACGACCTGGACGTTGAGATCCACTCGATGTGCCTGATCGCGGAGTTCACAGGAACTCCGGCGATCGGCAACAAGTTCCTTGCGGACGCCGTAGGAACGCTGACCAACGGACTGCTGCTCGAGGCCAAAGACGGGGACGTCAGCTTCTCGTTCGGGACCTTGAAGCGCACCAGGGATCTGATCGAGATCTCAACTCCGCAGGGCGGATTCAACATCATCTCGGGAACGACGTCGCTGGTGCAGATCTTCATCTTCATCCCGCCGGGAATGCGGTTGGTGAAGCAAGGTGCCTTCCCCAACGACGACTTCGTGCGGGCGACTGTTCGAGACGACCTACGCAGCATCTCGTACCTCGAGATGTTCCTACAGGGGATCAAGCTATGATGGGGTCATTCGGTCCCGTGGCGGCGGACGGCAAGCCGTTCTACCTGCCCAACATCTTCCCCGGAGAGGTGCTGCTCAACTTCGCAGGCCGCGGCGACGCCGGCGGCGTTCGGTACGCCGGTGACCTGTTCGGCCTATCGAAGGAAGGCGTCGGCACCGCGTCGATGGACTTCTCATTCCAGGACGGCATCTTCTTGGCCGGCGGCCATCTCATGTGGGTGGGCGGCGGCTACGGCAGTTGGGTCAAGATGGAGGCCAGAGCGCCGGCAACCGTCGTGACCGACGCAGCGGGCAACGGAAACGCCAACGCGGTCTCGACGCCGTACGGGTTCAACATCATCGTGCCGGCGGCCGGCGATGGCGGCAAGAACCTCGGAACCACCCTGGTACCGGTCCCGGCCAACGATGACGAGACCAACGCGATGAGCGGGTTCTGGGACTACTCGGACCCGTGGATCGGAAAGGGTACGGTCTCCCCGGGAGAGCCGCAGAAGGCCAAGTACAACCTCTTCGACGCCGAGCTCGAGCTCGGACATTTCGCGGACCTCCACCTGGTGCTGGATGCTGGGATGCGCGAGTTCATCGTGGAGAACATCAAACCCAAGTGGATCTTGCCGGAGTGGTTCTTCCGCGTGACGGTCTACAACGCGGACGCCGGCAAGACCTTGAAGGTAGGTTGGGACCTGGCGATCGCCAGAAGGAAGTCGGTGTAGCGATGTTCCATTGGTTGCTGCCCATCACCGGGTACTCGTTCTTCGACGTCTGGACGCTGCCGCATTTGGCGTTCTGGGTCTTCATGGGCTCTAGCTTGTGGGGACTGAAGGTCAACAAGTGGGTGGCGCTATTCTCCTGCCTGCTGTTCGCTTTCGGGTGGGAGGTGTTCGAGGAGCTCGTCGCGTTCCGTCTGTGGCCTGACCGATGGCTCGACCCGGAGTCTTGGTGGAACTCGTGGATCTCGGACCCTCTCACCTGCGTCATAGGAGTGCTGGGCATATGGTACCTGCTGGACAACAGGCCGCGCCGCTAACGGTCTGGCCACCCAACGGCACGAGCCTTTGCGGGGACGCCTACTGCGGGGTCTGCGAGATCAAGCTGACTCCCGCGGTTCGCGGCATTCGTATCGGTGGGACAGGGGTGTTCATCTGCAGGACGTGTATCGAGCAGGCACGGAAAGCGATCGACACGGTTACGGCGCGATTCTCATGATGCACGAGGTACGTGATGGCAAACGGTAATGGCTCGATGGACCCCGCAGATATCTATCCGCGCTTGCTGGTTCTCCAGGATGACTTCCAGGCCTGCCGGGCTCGGTCCGTGCAGAAAGGGGAGGAACAGGTGGAGCTCCTTCACAACATCCAGCAGGAGATCGTGCGGTTCGAGACGGATGTCGCCGACAAGATGGTGAAGCTCCAAGAGGGCATAACCCAGATCCTCGAACACATCACCAAGCCCAAGAAGAAGAAAGCAAAGGCGCACACATGATTCGCATCGTCTTCACAGCCTCCAACACCTGGATCGGCCGCATCATCCGCCGGCTCACCAAAGGCCGTACCAGCCACTGCTTCTTCCAGCACCCGTCGGTCACATGGGGCGGCGAGTGGTCCACCGAGGCCACGTGGCCGATGGTGCTCCAGCGACCGGCCGAGCGGTCGCGCCACAACATCGTTAAGGAGTTCGAGTGCCGGTTCGACATCGAGGACTGCTTCAAGGCCAACCGACAGGAGATCGGGAAGTGGTACGCCTTCGAAGGCCTGGCGATCTTCGGCCTCTGGCTCATCATCTGGCGCGTCTTCAAGCACAAGATCCGGCACCCGTTCCACAGCACCAAGGGTGACTTCTGCTCCGAGCTCGCCGTCAAGGTGTTCAAGTCCTCGAAGCGTCTTCCCGACACCGACAAGTTCGACCCCGACTACACCGATCCGGAATCCGCGCTGAAGTACTGCGAGCAGCACCCAGACTTCTTCCCGGAAATCAAGAAGTAGTGAATTCTCTGGATCTTTTCGAGGGTGGCGGGCGATACTAGCTCTGTTCAGCAGGAAAGGTGCACAATATGACCTGGGACGTCATCGGCCTGATTCTGAAGGAGCACGGCATCTATGTGTTCGCCATTGCGGTACTCGGCTGGGCGTACTGGCAGGAGCGGAACGAGAACCGCCAGAACGCCAAAGAGCAGGCCGCGGCCGACAAAGAAGAGAGCAAGGTCATGATTACCGTACTGGTCGAAGTACGGGATGCCCTCCGGTCTTTCAAAGAGGCCCTCGAGACTCGCTTCCCGCGGCGGTAGGAGGAACCTCATGTCGATCTCCAAGGTGAACGGTTCGTCGAAGGACCCGTACAAGGACCCAACGTCGATCGGAAACCTGGCGATAGCCAAAGGCTATGCGACCCGAGAGCAGGTTGCGGACGCGCTCAGGAAGCAAGAGGAGCGCTTGCCGTTGGGGAAGATCCTGCTCGAGCAGGGTGTCTTGACGGAACCGCAGCTCGACGAGCTCCTGATCGAACAGGAGATCAAACGCAAGAAGCTGAAACCCAAGGAGGTCTCGAACCTCTGGAAAGAGCACCGCCGGCGACGGATGCGAGAGGTCAGCGGTGCGCTACATGATGTAGCCTTTGCACTCAATCTTGCGGTAAAGAATGGTCAATGACCCGTGAAGTGGAGAGAGGCACCCCAGTCGTTGACCAGTTTCCAGCTTTCGAGGATGACGGGTTCACCAAGCGGTCTGGTCTAGGGTCGGGGGATTTCAGCAGCACCGTCTTCGTCAACGGGGCCGTCGAGGCCCTGCCGGTCACCATCTCCGAAATCGGCTCCACGGGCGAGTACAAGACGAGCTTCACGCCCGATACTCTGGGGGTGTACGAGCTCCAGGTCGCCATCTCGTTCAACCGGGACATCTGGCATGCCCAGTACGCCTCGGTCGACGAGCTCACCAACGACGTTGCGGTCGCGGCCCGCGCACAGGTTCAGAAGATCGACCAGGCCCCCACGCTGACGCCCGCTCTGGTCGTCACGGGCAGCCTCATGGACCGCATCCTCAACAAGGACGGCAGCAAGACCTTCCAGCAGTCGATGGCCAGCCTCGAGGCCATCCGAGATGCACTCGACGAGAGCACGTCGGAGATCACCGCTCCTCTGGCGCAGATGACGGCCGACCTCGCTCGTGTGCTGGGGCTGCTGCACCAGAACGCTATCCTGGACAACCAGACCTACGATACACTCGGTCAGCTCACGTCGGCGCGCCTGCGGGTCTTCGACTCTGCGGCCAACGTGCCGATCAACCCGGGGGGCAGTGAGACCGTGGGCCTGACGCAACAGTACGGCATCGAGGCTACCTACGCAGGGCTGAACGTGGTTCGTCGGTTCTCCCTGAAGAAGGTCCTATGATCCAACTGGCCACCCGCGGATACCTGTGGATGCTGGGCGCCGGCGGCGCGCAGGTCTTTGGGGCTGGGCCGGTCGTTTCTCGCAGCGAATCCATTCAGCCGGAGCTCATAGGCTCGGCGTACGCGGCGCCACCGGGCCCGGGTATCAGCGGAGCTGGTGTCTCCAGCCCTGCCATCACAGGCGGCGCCTCGGCGCCCACAACGCCGGCGGCCGCGCCTCCGACCATCTCGGGCGGAGGGGTGCTGAAGCCCAACATAGGCAAGTGAGGTAGTCGATGGGCGTCACTCAACTGACCATCACGGTAACGGATGTCACGTCCGTCATGGCGTCGTTTGACGTCATCCGCATCAAGCGGTCGATCACCGGGATCGACGGCACCTACGGGCTCATCACCGACCTGTCGCCAAAGCCGGCGCACCTTCAGCCTCCGATCGCGGGGCCGTGGTCGGTGGTCAGCAAGACCTTGAAGCTCAAGGTCGACATGAACCCAGAGGTCAGCATCATCTTCACCGGCACGAACCCGTTGTCGGCCGCGGCCGTCGCGCCGCAGATCAACGCTGCGGTCGGCGCCACGGTGGCGTCGGAGATCGCCGGCGTGCTGCATCTGACGTCGACCCTCACCGGCACGAAGTCGAAGCTCGAGATCACGGGCGGCGCGGCCGCGGCGGACTTCGGCTGGATTACCGGGACCCGGGACATCGGAGAGGACGCCCACATCCAGCTCATCGCCGGACAGGGCATCTACAGCTACCAGGATGACGACGGGGAGCCGGGCTACTACTACAAGGCCCAGTTCTTCAACACCACCAACCTGCTGGAGAGCCAGGACTCGCAGCCGTTCCAGGGCGCCGCCAGCACGATGCTGACGGCCGACAAGCTAAGCAAGGCGATGGTCAAGCTGGTCGACGGCGCCGGCGTCGCGGTCCCCGACCAGGAGATCACGTTCTACACCATCCACGAGCCGTTCACCGTCGAAGGCTTCCAGGTCGCGCTGGCGAGGAAGCCCATCACCATCAAGACCGACAACGCCGGGCAAGCTGAGGTCGTGCTGGTGCGCGGCCTGAAGATCAAGGTCGTGTTCGAGGGCACCTCGGTCATCCGGGAGATTCAAGTGCCCAACACACCGGAGTTCGATCTGTTGCAGGAGCTCGGGGCTGCCCCAGACCCGTTCCGTGTGGTAGAGGTCAACTTCCCGGCCGCACCACGTAGGACTGTCTGATGAGCGTACAGGTCACCATCCGAACCGTCGATGATCAGGTCGTCCCTGTGGCGATCTCCGGTGTTCGCGTCATGCTCTTCACCCCCGCGCTGGCCTACCTGACCGAGGGCCTGACGGACGGGGCCGGGGAGATCATGTTCCCGCTGGACGGCAGCGCCGGCGGCACCGCGTACAAGGTCCAGCTCTACAAGCAGGGCTCGGCCTTCGGCCCCAACAACTGGTTCGACATCTCGGTCGTGGACCCGCCGGGCACCCCGGTCACCCACCAGTTCGTAGGTCACGTTGGGATGAGCGGCCAACAGGTCCGGCTCGTCACGAAAGACGACATGGTGCCGACGCCCAACCCCGTCGAGGGCGTCAGACTTCGGCTGTTCGACTCCTCGGACATCTTCGTCACGGAGCTCGAGACCGACGCGAACGGAGAGGCTGACATCGTGCTCGTCGGCGCCGCGACGCCAGGACTGCGGTACGTCGTGCGTCTCTATCCTCCGCTGGGCAGCAACATCCCGAACGGGACGACCCAGGAGATCTACGTCCTGGACCCCGTGTCACCGCCCAACACCAACATCTTCGACTTCCTGGTGGTGCCCGAAGTGCTCCCGGTCTCCGGGGACCCGTTGATGTGCCGGTTGACCGGCAAGTTCGTCGACTCGGCGAATCGTCCGATCCGCGACCTCGAGCTCGTGTTCCGCCCTCGTGAGGGCTACCCGAGCCGCGTCATCAGTGGCCTTCCGTTCAGCGGAGAGCCGAGCGTCATCGGCAACAGCATGGTGCTGTCCGAGGTGCGGGCCAAGACCGACTCCAACGGCTCAGCGGACCTTTCGCTCCCGCGCCGCGGCGTCTTCGACGTCTTCATCGCCGGCATGTCGGAGCCCTTCACCAACCCGCTGGCGTCCATCTGGGTACCCGACGAGGCCGGCGCGCTGCTGGTCGACGTCCTGTACCCCTACGTCACCATGATCGAGTTCGACCAGACCTCGATCCCGTTGGTCGTCGGCGGACCCTCGGCGACCCTCACCCTCACGGTCACCGCCTCCAACAAACAAGAGAACGTGGAAGGCAAGGAGGCGCTGTCGGCGCTCCTGGTCTTCACGGTCGACGAAACCGTGGCCGTCGTACAGGTGACGGACGACGGGCATCTCCTGGTCTCGCCTGTCGGGGTTGGCACCACGGACATCGTGGTGACGCGCGGCACCGGTACCGCGGCTCCCCGCACTCCTCCGATTCCCGATCTCGTCATCCTGCCGTCAACCCCAACAATAACGGTGACCTGATATGTACGTGTACGCGCGCAACGTCCCTTTCGAAGACAAGATGCTATGGGCCTCCGTGCTGCGCAGAGCGGTGTTCGACTACGTGCTGTACCGTGGGGTGCGGCAGCACTCGCTCGAATGGAAGCGCGCCTTCCAGTACATCTTCACCCCGAACCAGAGGTACGAGAACGGCTTCGCGTTCGATGAGGTCTGCGAGCTGTTCGGGTGGGACCCCGACTACCTGCGTCGCAAGGTGACGACGTTGACCCGCGCCGACGTCAAGAAGATCGAGACCTCTCAGGTGCGCGAAGAGTTCGTATTCGACGTCATCTCGGCAACCGCCGAGCAGACAGAAAGGTGGAAGAGCGAAAACTTCGCGGCACCGTTTCTTCCCCTCTACAAGTACGCCAAAAGCTACCGGGAGCAGCTGAAGCCGAAGGTCATCCGCCGCGAGACGTTCCTGTTCACGGTCCCGAAGGTACAGTGGCAAGCGACGGCGTAAATGGCGATCTACACGGATGCCGAGCTCCTCAACGAGCTCTCCTTGATCTTTCGAGCCCGGCTCACTCCGTCTAGGAACGGTGGCAACCTCAACACCCGTGAGGAGTACGAACAGCTCCTCGACATGGCGTCGCTGACGTTCCTGTTCGCCCCCGACGGCATCTTCTACGTCGCGCAGCTGGCGGCCAACAAGCTCCGGTCGATCGTGACCCAGGAGGTTGCGTTGGTCGAGGACATGCTGGTTGCACTGGACGACCTGAGCCAGCGCGGTCAGCCCGTCACCGATACGACGACGCTGTCCAACGCCAAGACGACCGTTCTGGCTCTCGATGCCGCACAGAGCCTGACGGGCCGGCCAGAGACCGATCGCTTCGACCGGCAGATGGCATCCTACGCGGCGCAGTTCTACGGCAACACGGTGTCACAGCGCACGCAGGACTTCGTGCACCCGAAGGAGGAGGCCCGCACCATCCTGAAGACCGACTTGAAGGATCTTCAGGCGATGCACGACCGCCTGCTGCCAGCCGTCACCGATCTACGTGACCTGCTGACCTCGTTCAACGCGCTGGACATCGCCTCCAAGGCTTCGACGGCCGCGCTCGCCGGGGTGCGCAAGAACCTCGACGACATGATGGCGTTCACCGAGACGGCGACCGGCGCACAGAACCTGGAGGCCAGCCGCCGCACGCTACTCAAGGCGCTCGCCAACAAGTCGGCGGTCAACATCATCGGCACCTTCTCGGACCCGTCGGACGTTCGGTACCGCAGCCCAGTGGACCCTGTCCCGGTAGGCCTGTCACATCTTGGTCGAGCCGTCGGTGACACGACGGTCCTGGATGAGGGCGGCCTTTCGGGCCCCACGGGGTCGGCCGCACAGGTAACGACGGCGCCGGGGCCTTGGACGCTGCCGGTCTCGGCCCCCTTGGTGCTGGCGTTCAACGGGGAGAGCTCAGTCTCGGTGCCGGTCGACCAGGTGCGCGGCCCTTGCCTGGTGGGGCGCAATCAAGAGCCGTTCTCTCTCGATACCCTGAACAACCACCTACACGTCCTGCTCGACCCCAACTTCTACGACGGCACGGTGAACACCGTGTACTCAACTTCTTCCTGCCTGTTCACTCCAGGAGCTTCAGGGATGTGGCTGGGGTTCCGGCACCTTGGGGCCCCGCTGCTGTTCCGAGACACCGGTGGCGCCTTGTCGGGTAGCAACCTGTACCCTCGAGTCATCACCGACATCACGCAGAAAGGCACCGGCGTGATGTTGTCCTACACGCCGTCATCGGGCCAGCTCATCACCACGACGAGCGTGTTCAGCCCCGGCATGGTGGGCGGCTACGTGAAGAATGCGTCAGGGGACCGCCGGGAGATCTTGTCCTACGTGTCGGGGAACACCGTGATGCTGGACGACTACGACGCCGGCATGACGTTCCCCGGCAACACGGTGACGATCTTCGCGACCTACAACGGGGACCCCAACGTGCGGCTGTGGTGGTCGCCGGCGCTGGGCGTCTCTCCGACGGCCAACACCAAGGTTCAGGTGTGCCCCGCGCAGAAGACCGCAACGCTGCCATCCGCCTCGTCCAGCGTGTCGAGTGTGATCGCGTCGATCAACACCATCGAAGACACCAACATGCCGTGGTGGTCCCTGCGGCGGTACGTCCGCCCGGTGTCGAGCCCTGGCGACCCGACCAAGCTCTCGTTGGAGCTGCGGAGCCGGTGGCGTCGGCATCTTCAGATTGTGGACTCCTTCCTACAGCCCAGTCTCCCTTCCGCCGGGGCGCCGACGACAGTTGCTCTGTCCGGGCATGGAGAGCTCGGGTTCGTGCTCGGAGAGCGTCTGGACCCGCGATACGCCCTGAACAACTTCCTGTCCGCCTCGGTGCTGGCCGAGCTGATCACCGAGTACGGGCTTCCGTACAACGGCATGGCGTCCACGCAGGAGCAGGTACTGTACGAGGGTACGCTTCGATCCATGTACGACGACAACGTCGTTCAAGACGAGTCGGGCCTCCTGTACAGCACGCTGGGCGTCGCGGCTGGTGACCAGGTAGAGATCCTGGATGGGACAGCCTCCGGCCGCTACCGCATCTCCTACGTGAACAACGACCAGCTCCAGCTCGAGATGGATGGGACGTTCTCTGCCAGCGAGCAAGGCCTGCGGTATCGGGTGTTCCGAGAGACGGTCCTCATCTATTCGTTGCTGATCAACAGCCGCTCTTCGGTTCAGGTCGTGTCGAGCCCGGCCGAGATGGGTCTGGTCGCCGACACCTACCGGGGGACCTTGTGTGGCTTCGAAGCCGTCAACCGCAAAGGGGAGCTACTGTCGTTCACCAAGGTCGCCGAGGGAGACGTTCTACGCATTCTTGGGTGGGCCGACCTCTACACGGTGCTGGCCTCCAACGGAACCCTGTTGACGTTGGCCTCTGGCGTCCCGGCGAACCTGGTCGATGCTGGATTCGAGATCGTTGGGACGGCCTCGAGCAGCTACAACGCGCTGCATGACCGGCTCGTGACCTTCACGACCTCCAGCAGCCTGCTCAAGAAGAACCAGTACGATGTGAGCTTGGACGCGCTGGCCTATGCGCTGGTGGCCGCCATGCTGCCGGGTCAGAACTTCGAGTCGTCGCGCAACCAAACCAAGCGCATGATGACCGACCTGCTGTCCATCTTGACCGCGACGCCTCTGCGGGCCGCAGAGTACTCGGCGACCGTGCCGACGGCGGCCGACAACCTGACCAGCATCCTGACGTCGTACTCCGTCGACTCCGTCAAGGCGATCGACGACCTGCTGGAGGCCTTCTTGGACCGCAAGTACGAGCGGGCTGCGGACCTGCTGACTTCGGCGAAGATCGAAGCGTTCTTCGGAACGACCGATGAGACGGGGTCCTACGCAGGGAACCTGCTGGCCACCTCGAGGGCGGTGGTCAGGGATCTGCCGAGGGTGTCACAGACCCAAGAGGGCGTGGCGCGGTCGCACAACCTGGCGGTCAGCATTCAGACGGGGACCAATCCTGAGACGGACTTCTCCGACGTGGAAGACCCGCAGCTGGTGGAGGAATAGATGCCGAGCGACATCGAGTTCAACCAGGTCGCGGTTGAGAACAACCAAGAGATCGCCGAGAACCTGGAGCCGGCCGCCTCCAAGGTACTGCGAAACGTTGTGGCGGATGCCTTCGCGTTCATCCGGAGCGCAGAGGTCAACCAAGCGTTCGCGACGGTGACGTACGAGGAGCTGATCAGCTACCAGATCCTTCGCAACGGTGAGAGCTCCAAGACGTCGGCCGCCCAGTACGACCCCTACTCGTTCGACCCCAACAAGCCGCCGCCGGCGGGCGCTCAGCCGCCGGCCCCTTCCAAGACGGCAGACTTCTTGGCTGGTACGGAGCTGGGTCGACCGACTAAGATGGACCGCCTGATGGCCATCGTGAACTCGATCTCGGACGTGGTGACGCAGATCTCGGCCGCGCAGCCGATTGAAGTTGCCAACTACGCAGAGTATGTTGAACCCCTCGACAGCACGGTTCCGGACACTGGAATCGCTACGACGACGGGGTAGCAGGAGAGGACTGTGGCCTACCAGCTTGAGGTCATACGCTTTCGGGACCTTCTGGTCGTGCAGTCGATCCCTCAGTTCGTCCCGGGGCTGTACCCGCCCACGCTCGAGATCAAGGGGGAGGACCTGTCGAGCGCCTCGCGGGTGTTGATCAACGACTCCGATGTGCCGGAGTTCATGATCGTCGACAAGAAGACCATCTACGCCCAGGTGCCAGAGGACATCGGCCGCATCTCGACCATCCAGATCATCAGCACGAACTTCACCAGGAAGGCCGCGGCATCGAAGCTCTCGTTCGAGATCGGCGACAAGACCCGAAAGGTCGACGGCCTTCTGAAGCTGGTCCAGCTGTTCACCAAGTGGATTCTGCAGTCGCCCGGCTCCGACGCCTTGAACCCCGAACGGGGCGGTGGGCTCCAGCAGCTCGCCGGCCGGGTCACGACGACCCGTGACATGCAGCCCATCTACGCATCGATCACTCGGTCCATCGACACGACGTCGTCTCAGATCCGCACCGCGCAAGCCAACCAAACCGACCTTCAACTGTCCGAGCGGCTCTACGCCGCTACGCTGGTCGACGTGGCCATCTACGAGGCCCAGATGGAGGCCCGCGTGCAAGTTCGACTACAGAGCATGGCCGGGGCCGACGCCGTGACCGCGCTGCAACTGTGAGGTAACCAATGTCCAGCTACACGGGCGTAAACGATATCGACGATCTCACCCTGTTCCTCCAGGAGCGCGTCAAGTCGTGGGACCCCTCGATTGACACGAGCTCGGGCTCGCAGTTCTACAGCACCGTCATCCAGCCGCTGATCGATCGCGTTGGGCCCGACCCCTACGAGACCCCACTCCGGGACTTCATCATTCGTCGGTTGAAGACCGAGTTCCCCGAGCTGGTCATGCAGGATGGGGAGCCGATGGACGACTACGCGGTCAAGATCATGACGATCTTGCTGGAGCCGTTCCGCCGCCAGATCCGCCAGATCTCCAACAACCAATCGCTCGCCAACCCCGAGGTCCTGAACGAACGAGAGGCCGACAACCTCGGCGCCAACTTCTTCGTTCGCCGCCGGCTGGGCGGCTATGCCGTCGGACTCGCCAGGCTGTACTTCTCGGCTCCCCGAAACAGCATCATCTCCCCCAACAACCTCTGCTTCGACCCCAGTGGCCATCGCTACATGCCGGTTGAGAACCAAGCGATCTCGGCCGACAACATGCTGTTCAACATCGAGGACAACCTCTACTACCAAGACATCATCGTCCGCGCGGAACAGCAGGGCACCGAGTACAACATCGACGCCAACGTCCTGTCCGGGATCGAGAACGCCCCGGAGGTCATCAAGGTCACCAACAAGGCCAGCTTCGAGGAGGGTGACGACAAGGAGACCACGACGGACTTCATCGAGCGCGTGGAAAACAGCCTGACCGAGAAGTCGTTGGTCACGTTCCGCGGCATCAACGCTCGGCTGACCGACGTGTTCGAGAGCATCCGGCTCATCCAGACGATCGGCTTTGGCGATGTCGAGATGGAACGCGACATCATCAAGGGCGGCACCGGACCGAACGCCTACGCGCTCGCCGTCGTAGAGTCACCGTCGGCAGGGAATCGAATCGAGCTTCAGAACCCGACCAACGGCATCATCGTGCTGAACGGGAGTGGCTTCAAAGACACGTTCGCCGAGGTGGGTGTGGCCCAGGGAGACCTGGCGACCCAGGTCAACCTGACCACAGGGCAAATCTTCGAGCACACGGTCCAGTTCGTCGGGGCCGACTACTTGATCGTGACGCCAGATGTCACGTTCCCCATGCCTTCGCCGGCGCTGACGATCAGCAAGCCGTCCGGCCCCATCACGATCTCCGACATCCCGGGCGGCATCTTGGGGCCCAAGACCCAGGCTGGCACGATCGAGATCAACGACAACGAGGTGCACATCGGCGGTGCGCTGGACGTGTACGTCCGCGCCGGGCAGCCGGTCCAGAAGGAGATCACTCTGGAAGGCATCCGGGACGGGCTGCCGCTTCACTTCGGGGTGGACCTGGAGTCGTTCGGTGGCGAGGACGACAAGTTCGTCTTTATCACCGAGAAGCTGACCGATGTTCTGATGCGGACCGGACTCGATCGCTTCGGGGTCGCCCTCGCAACCAACAACGAGGTGCTGATCAAGCAGTACGAGCCGAGCGCCGGTGGTGGCGGGGACCCGGGCGCGGACAGCGATCTGGTGCCGTGGAAGTTCACGGCAGACGACGTGGGCCGGTACGTGCAGATCCTGGAGTCGGGCCGACAAGCGACCCTCAAGATCCTGGCCGTGATGGACCAGGAGTACACCACCGCTCACGGCGGCTCTCCAGAGCGGTGTGTTCGCGTCAAGCTCGAGCTCGTCAACCAAGAGACCGGGAGCATCTACTCGTTGGGCACGAACCTGTCCTTCGACACCGACATCCGGGTCATCGAGAACACGACCTCCAAGCCGCAGGTACGAGACCGCGACGCCTCTCGTACGAACTCGTGGGGCCTCGAAACCGGAAAGGACTTCGCCGCGCTGGGCACCAAGGTCGGTGACTCGGTGGTCATCGAGACCGGTGAGGACGCCGGCATCTACTCGATTCGGAGAATCCTCAACTCCCTGGCGGACAACGACACCCTGCTGCTCGACCGGAACCTGACCAAGAACGCGACCCCCTCCGGCACCGGAGATGGCAGCGGCCTGCGCTATCGGCTCGACGACGAGCTGAACGTCGACCTGGTGTCCCCGAAGGTCGTGAAGATCCCCCTCGGCACCATCTTCCTCGGGCAAGACCTCAACACCACGGCAGGCGACAAGACCGTAACGTCCGCCGGCGAGACCAACTTCCTGCTGGCCGGTGTGTCGTCCGGTGACACCCTCGAGATCCTGGAAGGTGACAACTCCGGGAAGTACGGCGTCACGTCGGTGACCGGAACGGCGCTGTTGCTCGACACCGCCCCCCTCAACACGGGGTTCTCGCAGAAGTTCTCGGTCTACCGTGCCTTCACGGGCATCGAGCGGCCGCTCGTTCGCGTCAAGTCCGTCGAGCTGCTGGACTCCAACTCCCAGCCGACCGGCATCCAGATCCCCTACGGAACCACCGCCGACATTCGAGCCGTTGGCGTGTTCTCCAATCGGGCCGAAGGTATCCAGGTCGAAAGCTTCCGAGGTGTCATCCAAGATGGAGCCCTGGGGCGCTACTACCTCCAGGATGACGACGTCGACTTCCCCGCGGAAGGCGTCGTCCCCGGTTGGCGCCTGAACGTCATCAACACGACCAGCCAAGGCACCTACACGGTGGAGGCCATCAACGTGCTCGGGAACGCGCACGTCATCCAAGTCGCGGTTTCGGCCGACGGCGGCACCCCGTTCATCGACTTGAGCACCGGAGTGCACTACACGCTCGGCCTGCCGTCGTCGGGCGTAGCTCGGCTGTACTTCCTCGACCCCACCTCGGTCGAGATTCCAACAGGGCTGACGGGCGCCCGCATGAAGTACGAGGACGTCGGAACCCCCCGCAGCTTCCGGTTCTCTCAGGTCGATGGGTTCCGCCTGCTGCCGTCTCCAGGAGCGACGGAGACGAAGCTCCGAGACATCCGTGTTACGAGCGTCTATGAGCCGACAGCCGCGGCTTTCAAGTCCATCGTGGAGCTCACCGACGAGAACCACCCCGATGTGTTCGGCCTGGAGCTCAACGAGGGTGACATCTTGGAGGTCAACGAGCAGATCCCCTTCCGAGGCGTCAGGCCGGCCGACGGAGATGGAACGGCGACCTGGAACGGTACCACGACGGTCGTGTTCGACGACGCGACCAACCTGTACGTCAACCGATGGATTCGTCTGGACTCCGACGGCCAGTTCTTCCGCGTGATCGGTCTTGCCGGCACCACGGCCACCATCGACAACCCCGATGGGTTGGTGATTCCGACGGGCGCCACCGCCACCTCGGTCAGTGCTACCTTCGAGGAGCTCGGTATCTTCGGCAAGCCCGCCGGGCTACGGTCCGTGACGGGAAGCAACCGCATCGAGATCCCCTCGATCTCGACCATCGACTTCCAGGCGATGGACCGCATCTACCCGCTGGCCGGGCAGACACTGGTGATCGACAGCGGGCCGGATGCTGGTGAATACATCATCGAGAGCGTCGAGAGTGCGAAGGCACTACGGCTCGACCGGGTGCTGACCTCTACGACCCAGACCATCAAAGGCATGGACGTCACGCCGCGGCAGCCCTGGGCGCTGCAACGGTTCTATGCCGGTACGGGGACCACGGATCTCTACGACACCACCGACGCCGGCGGGCTTGGCACGACGGTCGGGCACTACATCACGATCTTCGAGTCGACCCGCGATGACATCGACGGGGCTTACGAGATCCAGGCGTACCCGTCGCCCGGCAGGGCGACCCTCAAGGTCTCGTTCACCAACATCGAGGCGACCAGCGGGGCCGACTTCGACTGCTTCGACATCGGCCGGTTCACCTGGCTCCGCACGGAGTCCAAGGACAACATCGAGCAGCCGTTCCACATCTACACCTCGGTGCCGACGCAAGTGGCCGTCACCCAGGTAGCGACCATGATGTCGGAGTCCATGACCGGCGTGATGCGCGGAACCACCGAGGCGCAGGGTGGGTTCAACATCCGTATGGTGCGCACCGACGGCTCCACCAGCATGACGGGGGCCAACGTCGGAGATCGTCTGGAGGTGCTGAGCGGTCCGAATCGTGGGGTCTATACGATCGTGGGCACCGGCACCGACTACGTCGACATCGCCAACAACCCCAACAACCGCTTCCAGGTGCTGGTCACCGGCAACCCGTTCCGCATTCGGGGAGGTATCCACGGGTCACGGACGATGTTGACCGTCGGCGGGTTCGAGAGCTCGAACGGCAAGCTCTACCCCAGCGACCGGGCGCTCTACCGGTTGCTGCGGCCCAAGGTCTACCGGCTCAGCTCGACCGAGATGCAGAACAACTTCGATGGGTCGTTCTACTACGCCGACGTTCAGGTGGAGTCCGACGGCTCTGGCGACGAGTACAACATCGAACGCAACGCCCGTCTGGCGCTCGTTGAGGACGGGAAGGTGTCGATCGACGGCTACACCTACGCGGTCGACAACAGCAACCTGACGTTCTCTCCGTTCGAGCAGGTGTCGCTGCTGTTCGACCGTCGGTTCCTTCCGGTGGGCAACAGCGACAGCCCGGAGAACCGCAGCGAGGTGAGCGGCCGCAACCTGAAGGTGATGTACGAGACCTCGGTGGTGACTCGGCTGGTCCATGACCTGCTGAGGTCCGACACCGACCGCCCGATCAACGCCAATCCGTTGGCACGTCACTTCCTGCCGTCGTACGTGTACGTGAACTTCATCTACGGTGGCGGGCCGTCGCCGGACGTCATCGGGCCGGTCCTCGAGGACTACATCAACACGCTGGGCGCGGAGGCGCAGCTCGAGGTGTCGGATCTCGAGGCCTTCTTGACTCGCCGCGGGGCGGACTCGATTCGGCACCCCATCGAGCTGTCCGCGGTGACGCATGACCTGGACCGTCGGCTGGTCGTCGATCGGACGGAGGACCAGCTTGGTGGCCTCAACACGGTGCCGTACCACGGCACCGGTCGCATCTCGGCCTTCTTCGCTAAGTTGAACGAGGGTCTGACTCTGGACCAGCAATGAGCGACACGTCGGTTTGACGGATGAGGCCGCTATGGGGATCGAAATCGGTACCGCAGTGCAGGCAGTGGGCATAGCCCACGGGCAGCGGCCGATTCGGAGAGAACGACGAGCTCGCCAACTGAGGCAGCCCATCCTCCGAGATCTCAAAGCGAGGAGGGGGAATTCTCTTTTCGGCCCCGTTCTGGTAACACATGGGACACGCGATGTTGGCGTAGAGCTCGGCCTCCTTTCGAGCAGCTTCGGTCAGGGTGTCGGGCTCCTCAGCGATGAGGGCTCGGGCGATGTCCGGGTCCATAGGTTCGAACATTCTCGAACCGTAAGAGGGGCTCCGTAGGATGTCAACTCCCCAGATCATCAACCGGAGACCCTCACAGGGTGCCATCGCCGGCGTACGGGATAGCGTTCGGTTCGGCCTGCGGATCGCCGGCACCGAGGTCTTGGAAGACAGCGTCGACCTCTTCTACGGAGAGGGCCCGATCTACTACACCGGACAGGTGTTCCCCGAGGCCAGGACCGACTTCACTTTCCGCCTGGAGAGCTACGGCGGGACGACGCCCTACCAGCCGGCGGAGCGCGCCATCGGTGGGCAAGGCGAGTTGATCCTCACGAAGGCCGTGACGCCGCTCCCTCAGATCCAAGAGGCCACGTACTTCTTCGGGGGCCTGGAGGCGCCAGCGGAGGTCGACGGTCCACTGATGGCGGAGTTCACCGTCCGCCTCAACGCCGTAGAGGCGACCTACTACAACGACTTCTCGGGGGTCGCGTTCGGACTGCTGGCCGGCAAGAAGGGCGTTGCGGTCAAGCTGTACGAGCAGGGCACCCATCGTGTGGAGATGCACAGCGCCGCGCGTCTAGCGACGACGCCGCCGAGCGCCAGCTACGCCTGCTTGATCGACTGGGACGACGTGTGGGTGACGTTCAAGCTCTTGTGGTACCCCGCGATGGACGTCGTCCGTCTGTACGCTTCCAGCGGTACCGACGCCGGTGACACGCTGCTGATCGACGGGAAGATCAGCGACTTCTCCGAGCTCCCGACCGAAGAGCAGCGTGAAGAAGTCCCGCAGGCGTTCTTCGGTCACATCGCGTCCGAGACCACCAGCATCAGCCGCTGGAAGTTCGCGGCGCTCTACAACCTCACCACGGCGCCGATTCGTAAGGGCATCGTGTGTGGCGCCTTCGAAGGGTTCTTTCACACCAACGAGGCGATGCTCTACCGGCCGACCGCGCTACCCGAGCACCATGAAACGCCGTGGAACTCGCTGCCGAGCTCGTTCGGGAGTATCGGGGGTGATGCCTTCCTGGAGAGTGACCATCTGGCCGTGGAGCGGCGAGATGCCACCAAGAGCGTTGGGTACTACCGCTCCGAGCCTGCGATGTCGTCCCAGACTGTGTTCGACTTCAAGGCTTCCGTGGAGTCTTTCTCGCAAGCCGTAGGGGTCGAGACCACAGGGGTCGAGTTCTACGTCGACGACGGTGTCCGCAGTGCACGACTGGCGTTCCTCCAAGACGTCCAGGGCACGCAGTACGTGGGGTTCTTGAAGGACACCCCGAACCCCGAACAGTTGATCTCCTACGCGGCCGCTCAACAGTCCTTTGTGAACCCCACCACCTATCGAATCGTATTCGACCCAGACCACAACGCCGTCTCCTTGTACTGCCTGATCGATGACGGCGTGAGCGTCATACCAACGTACGTTCTCGGCATGGCCTATTCGGCCTTGCCGGCTTCGAGCATGCCGGGGCCGGGGCTCGGCTTCCTCCACAACGCCAACGTCGGTGTCGCCACAGCGCGCCTCTGCGTCTACAAGCTTCGGTACTCCACGGCCGTTCGTGGCCTCACGACCGACCAGATCGTGACGCCGCTGCCGGCAGGCTGGGCCAAGGACGGCAACGGCACCATCACGGCTGGTGACGAGTACGGAACGTTGACCGACGCCGATGAGACGGAGGCGGGCAAAGTTCAGATCCGACGCGACTACACGGCCGGCATGCGACCCAGCAACGGGGTCGCGTTGGAGTTCCGAGCTCGCGTCGAGTCCTATGCCAGCAGCGACGTCGTGTCCCCCACTCGACACCTGACAGGCTTCCGCGCCGCGTTGATCGACGACACCTACCAGACCGCGCTGATCTTCGCCGACATGGGGCCGCCCTACGGCAAGATCGTGTTCCTACAGACCGTTGCGGACCCCGTGGAGAACCTGGAGCTCATCCGCGCCGGCGTGTCCTCGGTGGCCGCTACGTTCGCCATCGTGGACTGGACGAGGTTCACCCTCTACCGCCTGGAGCGGACCTTCCGCGGTCAGCTGAACCTGTACTTGAACGAGTCCGATCGGCCCACGCTGTCGTTCGATCAGCTGTCGTTCCCCTACGCGCCCTCAGACGGTTCCGGATACCCGCGCTTGGTGATCGGGCACTTCGGGGACTACGCCAAGACAGTCAGTCAGGTCTCACACGTTCTGATCTCCACTTCTCGCGGGTTGGAGGTCTGTCTGCGGCCGGTGTTGACCGAAGCGGAAGCGCTGGCGCGGGTCAACTACTCGGTCAACTACATCGCGAACGCACGCAGCTACGAGAACAACAACTTCGTCGGCTTGCCCGCTATCTTCACGGGCTCCATCTACTACGAGGACAGCTGCGAGCATGGCTGGCCCGACGCCGGCCCGCTGCACACCGACAGCCTGGCGGTCGAGGCCTCACACTTCAACGACCCGGTGGCCGACCAAGAGGACTTCGACGCCAGTGTGCCCTATGGCGGCTGGCCGGATGCTGGCCCTATGCACACGACGTTCGTGGGTACCGCGGGTCGCTTCGATACAGCCAACACGTCATGGGAGGATTTCGAAGACGAGTGGGCCGATGCGGGACCGCTGCACACCAGCACGACGGCCACCAGTGCTTCGATCTTCGACACCACGAATCCAAGGGACGACTTCGAGCAGAACTGGTCTGGCGTGGGCGCCATCCACTCCAGCTACAGTGGAACAGCCTCTCGGTTCAACACGGCAACCCCGGTCTACTACGAAGCCTTCGAGGTCGAGTGGACGCCCTGGGCGGCGTTCTCCGACAACCCGAGCGTCGAGGAGTTCGAGGAGTACGCGAACTTCAACGTCCAGTCGTGGATCAACAACGCCATTCAGCCGACCGACGGTTACGGCTTGACGTGGAACGACACCCGCTTCAACAACTACCCGGTGGCTTCTTCTCCCGAGCCTTTTGCCACTCTGGCAAATGGCGCCGCCTATGGGTGGCCCAACTTCGGCACCAACGGCCCACAGCCGGGCTCCGACGGCTGGGGCGGTCGGTACGGTGACCTGTACCCCGGCAACACAACGTTCGGCTTCTACGGAGGCGGCTGCATCTTCGGCTGGACGACCTACTTCTTCATCCTGCACGCCAACTACAGTGGCGCGCAGGATATGTCGGCATGCACCGGGATCTCCAACGCCGGCTTTGGGACCCCGGTACAGCGGGTGAACGTACTGTCGGCCGACAGCAAGTTCCGCTTCGAGGTATGGACGGTAACGAACAAGACTGTGGTCACACCGAGTGGCACCCCGACGGCGTCGTTCGCTTCGTCCAACAAGAACGTCATCGTGATGCAGACCATCTTGACCGGCAACGCCGAGCTCCTCGACGTCACCGGCACGCTGGTGACTGGGACTACAACAACGGCCGATACGGGTGCCGTGGCGCCCACGGCAAGCGACGGCCTCGCCATCGCGCTGTTCCGCTCGTACAAGAACACCGACGTCTTTGGAGCTCCGGGCGGCTCCTTCAACGCCTTCAACAACTACCCGGGCTACTACATCCAAGGCGCAGCGCGCATCGGAGTGATTGGGCACACCGGAGCGTCGCAGCAGTCACAGGCTTCGATCACCGCAGGCACGACGTGGGGCGCCATGATGTGCTACTTGAAGGGTCCGGGGTTAGCCTGATGTCGATCGCGAACTGGAACTTTCGAGAAGCCCCGCCGATGGGGGTTCGTGAGCGCGGTGGCGGGACGCTGACCAGCGGCTCGGGCTACAGCGCCTTCATGCGGCTCGGCAGTAAGGTCAACGGGCAGATCGTCGGTTGGCTCTACAACGGTCCCTCGTTCGCTGGCAACTTCCCGTTGCGCGATGGGTCGATCTCTGGAGCGTTTCGCACCGGCACCACGGGGAACCTCTACGACCTCTACGGAGTATGGATTCGACAGCAGAGCGCCACTCCCACGCTCGCGACGCACCTCAACTGCTACTTCGCCGGCCTGTTCCAGGCCGCTACGACGGGAAGCGTTGGTCCGTTCAACGTTCGTCTGTACCGAGTGCTGTCCGGGGTCTTTGCCCAGGTAGGCAGTACCTGGACGATCCCGAAGCTCAACGGTGACAGTCCCGGCCTGTGCCAGTTCGAGATTCGTGCGAAGAACGTCTCGAGCAACGTGCTGCTCGAGCAGCGGTACAACAACGGCACCGCGCTGTCGTCTCCTGGTTCCGCCGGGTGGACGTCGTGGGCAACGGTCGCGACCGACAGCGGACACGGCGGGGTGACCAACCAGCCTGGCTATTGGGGCTTCGGGGTGGCGCACGCCGGTGTCGGCGGAAGCTCTCCGGACTTCACCAACTGCTACGTGTACTTCGACCAGGTCCGGATCAACATGGGGATCGACTGATGGCTTCCGGCGACTTCACCAGGTGGACTTGGAAGGATGCCGCCGGGAGCACGGGGCTCGACGCCGCGGCGCGCAACTGGAACGAGGGCCGATGCAGCATCGCTCCGGCGGGTGGCGGCAGTACCTCATACCACTGGTCACGGCAGTCTTCGGGCGGGTACTACCTCCTGGGGTATCTGTACAACGGGCTCGACGCCGCAGCATCGAAGGCGAAGTACCAGATCGCCAGCGGGTGCATCAGCAACCGTTCGACCGTCAACGGACCATGCGGCTTCTGGATGCAAGGAATCGCCAACCTGTCGGGAGCAATCGTCGGCTACGGCACCAGTGTCACGGGGCTCCTCTTCGGCTTCAGTGGGAGTCATCTGACGGGGGACCAATACCTGTACGCGCATCGCGTCAGCGATGGTCAGACGGTAAGCGCGTGGGCCAACTCGGCGGTGGTGATTCCTCGTTTCAACAGCTACTTCGTCCAGCTCGAGGTGGCGTGCGGCTTCGATGATACGCACTCGGGAGACGTGCCCAACACACGCTTCTACTATCGCTACAACACTACCGCGACTCGGCTGACCACGATCAACGACGTTGGCTGGTCCGCGTGGACGGCGTTCGGAACATGGCCTTCTACCGACCGTCGAGACTACCTCGCTCCGTACGTTTCTGGGCAACACAGGATGGGTATCGCGGTGTCGGGCGGTAGTGGTGGCGGTGGGGTCACGCTCTGGAATAACATCTCGTTCCGGTATGGGACTTTGACGTAGGAGATCGACATGGGTGCGAGCGACTGGAACATCTTGGCCGCCATAGCGCCGGCCAACACCAACATCGTTCACAACGCTTTCCAGCACGTGAACGTCCCGGGCAACAAGCTGTCGTTCGACACCTGGTGCCGGAAGGTCGACATCTCGGCCGGCGGTTCTGGAGAGGGCCGGGTGCGCTTCAAGTACAACGGTGTCGACGCCGCGCAGTTCACCACGCAGAAAGACGTCAGCGTTCGTGGGCTGTTCAATCTCGGGCTTCGCAACCCTGGCAATCAGTGTGCGATCCTCGGGGTCCGGATGGATGATGCGGTGCCCAGCACGGCCTCGAGCACCAAGGCGATCTCCAACAACGGGTACCACTTGGCGCTTTGGCAGGACGGCACCATTCCCCAGTGGAACCTGAACCTCTACCGAACGGTCGCCGGCGTGCAGACCTCTCTCTGGTCTGGAACCCCGGTCTCGGGTTCCCTGGGCGGCTACAAGTGGCGTCACTTGCGCCTGGACTTCTTGCGGCAGCCCAACGGCGATGCTTACTTGCAGGTGTTCGAGAGCGACCCCTACGTCAATCCGCCGCCGAGTCCGGTGTGGACGCGAATCAGTGGCGGCGTAGCGGCGATCTCGGAGCTCGTGGACAACGTCCCGGCCTATGCGGGCGTCGGCTTTGGCGCGCAGGTAGACGCCGGCGCCGGGTCCCTGTATGAAACGTACGTCGACTGGTTGGAGTGCTTCTACTCCGCCTGATGAGCTGGAATGAGCGGCGAAAGTTCTCAAAAGTTCACGACCTTCACGGTCGGGCCACAGAACCAGAAGCCTGTGGCGCAGCTGGCCCTTACGAGGGTCAGTGCGCTGCTGGGCTCCATCATCCAGCTCGATGGACGCAAGAGCTACGACCCCGAGCGGACGCCGCTCAACTACCACTGGAAGTTCGCTCAGACCCCGCTCGGTAGCGAAGTAGAGACCTCCGGTTTCAAAGAGATCCGGCCCCGCGCGGCCGCCGTCTCGTTCATCCCCGACAAGGTCGGAACCTACGTGGTGGCGCTCACCGTCGATGACGGCGAGCTCACCAGTGACCCCGTCTCGGCCAGCGTCACCATCCAGTACAGCCAGGTCCCCGTCGGGGAGAACATCGTCCCGGACGCCCAGTTCCTGTGGAACTACATCTCGGACTTCTGGAACCTCGTCGAGGACCGAGAGAAGCTCACCACCATCTGGTCCGGCATCATCCAGGAGCTCGGCGCCGAGGTCATCACGCTGTGGGACCACGACCTCAACAAGTCGCTGGCCACCATCCAGACGACCAAGCAGCGCCGGTGGCAGCGCGTCTCGATGCGCACCGACCTGACGCCCTACACAGACCAGCGCATCATCGTCGGCAAGACCGACGCCGGCCTCAACGGCCGGTCTGGCAACATCGGCCAGACCCCCGGTACCGGCAACACCACGGTGTTCTACGTCCCCCTCGGGAACCCAGGCGACGGCGACCGGACGGACTTCACGAACCTCAACGGCAACTTCGGCGCCAAGGGCCGGCTGCTGTGCGTCAACGGCCAAGGGCACATCATCGAGCGGGTTGCCAACAAGGGCTTGCTGCTGTCCTCCGACACCGACGGCGCCACGACGCTCGGAAGCAACATCCTGACCTCGACGGGCACCATCGAGCTCCCGACCGACTTCATAGCGGCAGGCGTTCAAGCCGGTGACCGTCTGGTGATTCGCAGCGGGGAGAACGCCGGCACGTACCTCGTCAAGACGGTGTCGACCACCCAAGTCGCGGTCGCCTACCTGGCCGATCCCCCCGGTGGACCGGTTCCCAGCTTCAAGACCGGCACCGCGCAGTCGTACGCTATCGGCCGCCCGTACTCGGTGGTGTTCCTACGAAACTCGACGCTGTCAGACGGCATCGTCGGGGCCAGCTGGCGGCTGTCGCATCTTCTGCATGTCCCAGGTGCCCAGTTCCAGGCCCGCGGCGTGTCGGCGGGTGATGTTCTGGTCCTCGAGGTGACGCGCCATGACGCGAAGATCAGCGCGGAGCTCCGAGCTCGCGTCGTTGGGGCCGCTGGAGATCGTCTGTCGTTCGAGTTCACCACCGACGACCTCTCGGAGCCGACCAACTCCGGCTCGGCGGCCAGCGTGGTGGCATCCGGCGGCGTCGTAACGGTCAGCGGTCTGTCGGGCATGCGGCCCACCAGCGTTGGCAGCTGGCTGGAGATCCTGAACGGCGACAACCCCGGCCGGTACAAGGTCGTTTCGTACGTCGACGAGAACACCGTCACGATCCGCAATCCCCTGGCCGTCGGGGCCGACAGCGGCAACCCGGCGATCTCCTGGGTGGAGCGGGGCCGCCAAGGGGCCGATGTTGAGCGGGCGCTGTTCCGGCAGCTCGTCGTCGATCTGAGGATGGTGCCTGCCCAGTCGTCGGACCGCGACATCGCCGCGATGGCCGAGACTCTGATCGCCTACATCCCTCCGGGCATCAACCTCGTGCAGCGGCGCTTCAGTGAGTACAAGATCTCGATGCGGGCGAAGACCGTGCTGCACAACAAGGCGGTCGCCATCGACCCCACGCTGGTCAGCCTACCGGCTTTGCAGGAGTCGCCGGCCGACCCTCCGACCATTCTGCTTGAGAACCTGGACTACACGATCGAGAACGGGACCCTGACGTTCGTCAACAAGCTGTTCTCTCCCAAGGCCCCGTCGCCCGAGGAGTTCTGGTCGGAGCTCGCGCTGCTCGACAACTCTGACCGGATCGAAGAGAACTTCGGTCGCCTGGTCCGCCTGAACCGGAACGACCTGACGGCCAAGAAGACTCGGGCGCCCTACCTGAGCGCCGTCAAAGGGTTGGTGTTCGCCTACACGAACGGGCCCACGGTCAACAACCTTCGGCTCGGCATGCAGATCTTGCTGGGCCTCCCGTTCACGGACGAGAAGGGCCTGATCCTCGAGCACCAGGCGAACTTCACCACGGACAGCCAAGGGAAAGCGCTGGGCCGGCTGCTCATCGAAGACCTGGACCTGAACTGGAAACCGACCGGCAACCGACGAGTCTACTTCTACCCGATGTCCGTGGGCCTCGAGACCAACCCGGCGACCGGCAACCCCTACAACGCCGGGGACACCATCGAGGCCTACGCGGCGATCTGCAAGGGCGTTGACGTCCAGGACTACGTCAAGACCCCGATGTGGTGGGAGCGCTCGCTGTTCGGGTTGGAGATCCTCAAGTACTTCGTGTTCAAGATCCTGATCGACAGCTCGGTGTTCGATTCCTCGGACGTCCAGTTTGCTTTGGACTTCATCCGGTCCATCAAGCCGACCTACACGAAGGTCATCGCCACTCTGGTCCACTCGGTCGCGGACGACATCGAGGTTGCGGACACGGTCGGCGGCGCCATCAGGATCAAGCTCTACGACAACGTCACAGGGCTCGAGGCTACGAACCGCGCGACCGATGACAACCACCAAGGCGCCGTCCTGTGGAACCTGGGGTCGCGCCCGTTCCAGACCAGAATCCTCAAGACACTGCGGGACGTCGTGACCGCCGAAAATGCTCCATGGGTAGTGGCCACCTCCGCGACGGGGTGGGGTGGTGCACGAGGGCGTCAGGCCGCGGCTGGAGGCCTGCCAGAGGTCGAGGGGGACTTGCTGTACATCCACGCCGGGCAACCTGGCGCCGGCATGTTGAACCCTGGGCTGTACGAGATCCTGACCGTCGTGAACCCCAACACCGCGGTGCTGCGCTCTGCGGCCCCTCTGTCGGAGCTCGCTTCGCTCAACTACCCGCTACTCGATAGCGGCCTGTTCTCCTACAGCGGCACTCAGCTCTTGACGGCTTCGGTCCTTCGTCGTCAGTCAGGAACTCTGTTGCGAGGCACCGACCTGGAGACCGACGCCACGGGTCTCGCGAGCAGCGCCTCGGCGGCCCTGCTGTCGAATGACGTACAGGTCGGGGACCATCTGACGATCGAGAGTGGGCCGAACCTTGGGGAGTACGTGCTGGATGTGGTGGAGCGCGTGTGGCCGTCGAGCCTCACCTGGTTGACCGGTACGATGCCCATCACGGGTCTGAGCGGCATGACGGCCAACGACGTCGGCTGGTATCTGGAGATCACCAACTCCGACCACCCGGGGACGTACAAGATCGTCAGCTACTTGAGCCCCACCTCGGTGGCGATCTACAGCCCGTACGGGACCGGGGCCGACAGCTTTGGCCCCAACGTCAACGTCCGGTATCGGCCGCGGCCGCCGTACTTGACGGACACCGGCGGGCAACTGCGCCGCGCCGATGGCGATGCGGCCCTCACCTCGGTAGCGTCGGGTCAAACCTTTCGCATCGTTCGGCCGTCGCTACAGCACGGGCTGGTCTACGGAGCTCGCACCGTCGCCGGCTTGGACGTCCAGCTCGAGGTCCTCGACATCGGGTTGGGGAGCATTCAAGGCGTCTTCACTCCCGGGATGGTTGGTACCTTCGTTTCGGTCAGCAACTCGCAGAACCCGTCGAATGATGGGACGTTTATGATCACGCAGTACGTCGACGCTGGGCACGTTGTGATCGATCGGCCTTCGGCAACTTCCGACACCGGGGACGGGCAGGCGACGCTGTACCTGCAGGTGGGGCCGTAACATGGCGATAGACCCCATCCACCGATCCTTCTTCGAGCGCTTCTCCGAGCTGTCGCCTACAGAGCGCTTCGACATCGAGCTCGTCTGCACCGGCCTCAACGGAAACGGCTTGGTGGCCAACGGGACCCACACGCTCATTCGGAATCCAGCCTACACGGGAACCACGTACGAGTTCTGGGGCCCGGCTACGCTGGCCCCGAACAAGCTCGGCATTCGGCAAGGGGACATCATCTCGGGCCTAGATGACGGCGGCAGCGGCCCGAACAACGGCATGACGCTGACCGTGAGGTCCGTGACGGACACCGTCATCACGGTCTATGAGACGCTGACGGTAGGCCCCGAGGTCTACAACTTCGTCCTGTCGCGGAGGATGGCATGAGGGAGGGCGTCAACTTCCGAGCGCTCTGCCGCGAACGAGGGAAGATCGTTCCCGGTACGCTGCGTGAAGGGCACAACGTCTTCACCACCTACGGAGAGAAGTGGCTCACCTATCTGATGAGCTGGAAGACCATCGCGGACCCAGACGTCGATCCTCTACCCGCGGAAGCTGCCCACACAGACTGGCGGCTGCGCTACATGGGCATCGGAAGTGGCACTCAGCTAGAGAACAAGAACGTCCTGCGGCTCGTGACGCCGCTGGCGATGCCGGGTATCGCGGCGGGCGCATACTGGAAGCCCATCATCGCGATGTCGTTCCCGACGGTGTCGTCGGTGATGGCCTACACGTCGTTCACCGTTTCGTTGTTCACGCCGTCGATACCGAAGATCATCTCGGAGGCCGGGCTCACGGTCGGTCAGAGCCCGTTGATGGGCGGAACAGGAGCTTCGATTGCCGCCAGCGTAGGAAGCGTCACCACGGTGACCGGGCTGTCTGGCCTCACACCCATCCACGAGGAGCAGCCGTTTCGGGCCACCACCGGCGCCCATCCGGGTAACTACCGCGTCATCCGGGTGCTCAGCCCAACCTCTTTGGAGATCTCCAGTGCGCTGTGGGGCTCTCCGGAGACGGGGGTTACGTGGCAGTTCTCCGAGCGTTCATCTTTGGTCCCAGTCGTGGCATACAAGTCCTTTGAGGGCCTGGTGCTGATCGCGGAATACACCATGCAGATCTACTGGCAGCTCAAGTTCTGAAGGGGTCATCATGCGCCTGTCGGACAACATCTCCATCGAAGCCAACATCTGGATGGTCATGCGAGAGCGCGGCAAGATCGTTCCCGGCTCGCACCGCGAGGGCCACAACGTCTTCACGACCAACGGCAAGAACTGGCTGGCGAAGCTGATTGCCTGGCAGACCATCTCGGGGACCGACATCGCGTACACGAATCGCCGAGTCCGTTGGATGGGGGTAGGCATCGGGTCGCAGTTGGAGTCCGCGACCGTCACGAAGCTCGCGCAGCCCACGTTGGCCACCTCGACCGACTACATCCGCCCCATCCAGACCGTCGAGTACCCCAACAGCACGACGGCGCGCTTCATCAAGGAGTTCGGGACGTCCGAGATCACGATCGCCGGCGTCCCGGTCGTCGTCTCGGAAGCTGCCCTTCTGGCTGACGTCAGCCCGGCCAACAACGGGGCGTTCGATGACGTCAGCTACGACCCCATCGGCCTCCCGTCCGCGACGATGTTGAATCCCACCAGCGGGAACAACTCCGTCATCGCCTACAAAGCTTTCGACGGGCTGTCGAAGACGGTAGACTTCACCCTCGAGGTTCGCTGGGACTTCCGGTTCGTGTAGGAGAGCTCGATGCCGGCACCGTTCCAACACACTGACGTCGGCACTTTGATGGGCTCCTGGCCCATCCTTCCGTCCTACAGCTCCGGCGGCACCCCGCTCACGTTGCCAAGAACGCTCAACGCGCAAGCGACCATCTTGGGCGTTCAGCGTGAGACCCCGTTGGGGTTCGACGTGTCGGGGAAGTCGTTCTACCTGTGGATCGACGACCCGGCGTTCCCGTACGCTCCCATCCAGAAGACTGTCTCGTTCGTGTCCTCAGACCCTCACACGCTCGACCAGGTCGTGGCGCGCATCAACTCCTCGTCGTGCATGAACGAGGTGGTGGCGTTCAACGACAACGGCTTCCTGCGTCTGATGAGCCCTCGCCTTGGGGCCAACAGCTACCTGCGGATCGAGACCTTGGTGACCGCGGGCTCGTCGGTTCTGTCGGAGCTCGGACTGTTTGCCGAAACGGTCTCCAGAGGCGGTGACCTCCGGCAGGCGCAGAACATCGATCCCGACCGCCAAGTCGCCAACCCGGGTCAGCTCTCGTGGATGGAGGGTGAGCAGTTCGAGTCCAGCGTGTTCAACCGCATGACGTTCCAGCTGGCGGTCAACAGCGACCGTTCGGGGCTGCTGCTCGACAAGAAGCGCATCGCCAAGAGGGCCGAGCTGGAGACGACCTACTCGGTTCGCTCTCCGAACCAGGAAGGCATACAGCTCTCCGGTTGGGTCTACACGGGTGACGCGACGGCGCCCAGCACCTCGGTGTTGGAGAAGTGGTTCGCGATCCTCGACAGCGATGGCCGAGAGCTCGTCAAGGAGAACGACGTCCAAGGTACGACCTACACGGACCTGAACTTCGCGTGGGACTCCGACAAGCTGTACCAGGTCGTCACATCCGCCAGCGCTCCGTTCCTTCCGATTCACGAGACCGGCGACTACTACGTCAAGCCCACGAACCTGTCGGGTGGCCCGTCGGCGTTGAACGGGGTGCTGCTCAAGATCATCGAGTACCACAGCCCCACCGAGGTCATCATCAACCCGGTGGTACCAGGCACCGGGGTCAAGTACCAGATCACGGAGTCGGGGCGCACTGGCTCTCTCGATCAGGTGCAGACGGTCCGTTGCCTGGTCGACGGCGTCTACGACAAGGCGCCGGAGCTCGGCGGCGTTCGGATCGAGAACTCCTACGGCACCAAGCAGGCCAGCACGGCGGTCACCCGGATCGACAAGAACAACCGCATCTACTGCGCCGGCGCCGACTTCGGGACCGATGCGGCGCCGATCGTTCGCGAGGGCGACCTGGTGGTGTGGGCCGGCGCGGCCCCCAACATCCCGTACTCGAACACCGGCTCGTACCGTGTCACCAAGGTAGTCGACAAGTGGACCCTGGAGCTCGCGTCCGTCGACTTCGGGCCAGTCTACCTGAACCCCAGCACCAGCGGTTCTCTGGGCACCGTTACGGTCACGACGGATGGCCGCTTCTGGCGTGACCCGTTCATCCGATTCTTGGCGTTCCCCAACGGTGCGATCCCGAGCACGTTCCCAAGCACGCCGCAAACGATTCGGGTCGTCTACTACGACATGTCGACCATCCGGACCGCGACCGACGACGCCACGGCGCTCGCCGGCGGTAGCCTCCGGTACGGCCAGGAGGCCGACGAGACCATCCAGAAGGCCATCTTGGCCATCATCGGACCTTCGGCGACGACCATCACCGACTACCTGTACGGGAGCCGCGAGAGCAACCTCGAGAACATCTTCAACCTGTTCTGGCTCGAGCACCACAACGACTCCGGACGCCACGCCACCATCCGTCCTGACGTCATCAACATGGAGCCCGGCAACACGGGCAACACCGTCATCGTTCGGAACACCGCGACCGACGAGTCCAACCACAACCTGAAGGTGATCCTACGAAACGCCGCCGACTCGGTGACGTTGTCCGATATGAGTGCCGACGGGTACTTCGGCTCGCTGCACACGAACATCTACCCGAGAACATCCTTGTGGGCAGGGAACGGACAGGCCTTCTCGCTGGAGATGGCGCAGTCCTACGACGCCTTCTTGTTCACCACCGTTGTCGCGGGCGCCAGCATCGTGGCAGCCGACACCTACTACTACCGCGTGGCCGGTGTTGCACCGGACGGTACCTACGGGCCGCCGAATCTGACCGAGGAGCCGGCAGTCGTCCCAACCTCGAACGACAAGTACGTGCGGCTGACGTGGGACCGTGTCGCCGGGGCTGCGCGCTACGTGCTGTTCCGTCGTCGTCTTTCCAACCCGACGGTCTGGGAAGAGCTCGTCACCGACCTCAACACCGGAACACCAGGGGCGTGCGCCTACGAGGACTTCGGCTATAGCTGGAACCCGGCGTCCATTACTCCAGCGGCACTGGCCACCAACTTCCAGGGTGCTACGTCGAAGATCCGTGGGCAGACGAGCTCGTGGATCGGAACCCCGTTGGCAGTGAATGGTGGAACGCTCGACAACGCGACGTTCTCCGTGAGCGGTCCGAGTTCGGGACTTGGGAAGATCGCGGCGTTCTATCGGCCCAGCGGGTCCGTCAACCAAGGTACCTCGTACCAGGGCGTCGGGTCTCCATTGATGGTGCTCGACATGGAGACCGGAACGACTCCGGCCACACAGCACATCGCCAAGTGGGAGTTCAAGCGGTGGAACGGGTCGACGTGGAGCCTGATCTCCGACCTCCGTGTGCTAGGCGACGCCAATACCTCGACGTTCAACTTCCGAGACAACGGGGCCAACAACGACGTCATCGTCAGCGTCGATACGACGAACGGCGGACAGATCACCGTACAGCGAACCGCGACCGGAAACGCTGCCTTCGTATCTACGAAGGCCTACGGCGACAGCCTGTCGATGACGGCCACGAGCCCCAGCACGACGTCGACGTTCGGCATCCGGTCTGGCGGAAATTTCTATCTGACGAATGGGGCAGCCAACCAGCCCCTTCTGGTCGGGCAGAGCAGCGGAAACGCCGGCATCGGCTTCTCGTCGTTGGACACGACGATCAGCTCCACCTACCGACTCGACGTCAACGCTGCGCTTCGGGTGGCCAACGAGACGGCTGGCGGAGACAGCTACCTTCGTGTTGGTGGTAGGCAGACGACCGACGCGGCGTCCTACATCGACTTGGTGGGTGACAGCACCTACACGACGTATGGGCTGAGGATCGTTAGGAACGGTGGCAGCGCCGGTACCACACAGATCGCGCAGCGGGGAGTCGGCAATCTGATCTTCAGCACCTATGGACCCATCAGCGGCCCGTACAACGGAGAGTACGGAAACTTCTGCTTCATGCCGGGCATCGCCAGCGGGAACATGCGCGGCCTCTACATCAACTCGACTTCGCAAAACGCGCTGTACCCACTCTTCTACGTCGACAAGCATTTCCAGATCGGGACTCCGTCGGAGACGCGGTATCTCACGCACCTCCACACCAGCTACAGCAACATGTTCCCTCAGGCTGGCGGCCAGACCGGAAGTGTCATCGGGCAGTACATCGAGGTGGAGCGCGACCTTTCGGACGTGAACGGGGTACTGTTCGACACCATCTGTGGGCAGCAGGTCGATGTCTCCCAGTTTGGGAGCGGCTACAACAGCACGATCTCCAACCTGAGTGGTTTGAAGATCAACGTCAGCCCTTATGCGGGCGGCACCTCGACGTTCACCAGCGCCTACGGATGTGACGTCTACCTTGCAAAGCCGTACGGTGGCGGCAGCGCGGTCGGCGGCTTCGCCTACGGGTTCCGCTCAACGGTTGCCTGTGGGGCGAACTTCGCCTACAGCGCGGCCGAGGGGTACCGAGCTGTTGTCGGATTTTCGGACTCGCAGAGCGCCGGTAACTCGATGACCGCGTATAGTTTCCACTCGGCGTCGTGTCTGGGAAGCTTTGCGGCAGCGTTCATGGGGGAAGGCACCGGAAATGTCTACACAGGTACCGCGTGGGGGGTCTTCCTAGACGGGATCACCAGCACGGCGGGCGGGACGTACGGGATGGGAGGGTTCGCGGCGAGAAACATCTCGGGCGGCGCCGGCTCCTACTTCACGCACGGCATGTCGCTCTACAACATCACGGCGGCGGCAACGCAGGGTGCGATCGGCGTTCGCGTCGATACCATCACGTCCGCTGGCCTAGTTTACGGCATGAGCATCACGGGGCTCTCCACCAGCTGGGTGAACGCCGGCAACCGCGCCTACGGCATCAGCGTCAACTACATCTCTTTGCCGGCCGGATGGAACGGACTAGCCGCCGGCATCATCGTGTACAGCCCTCGAGTCAGCGGGGTTGCCACACAACCCGCGATCCAGCACGGCGATACCACGGCAAACCTGAGCGCGACCGGTCAGTGGAATCCTGGCTCCTCTATCCGCTTCAAGCAGGACGTGGAGAAGCTCTCGGCCGATGATGCGGGTCGTATCCTCGATCAGCTGAGCCCGGTGACGTTCCGGTTCAAGACCGCGTTGGAGGACGGCCCGAAGGCCGGCTTCATCGCCGAAGAGATGCCGGAGCTCGTAGCGACTTCCGAAAAGACCACGCTCAACGTGCCGTCCATCATCTCAGTACTGACCAAGGCCCTACAGAGCCTCAAGGCTGAGGTCGCGGACTTGAAGCGTCAACTGGCGACTGCCTGAGGAGACAGCGATGGACATCACACTCACAACCCCCATCGACCCGGGCAGCATGGACCCAGGGCAGACCTACAACAAGGTTCGCATCGTCTTCATCTCCATCGACCCCCTGTTGCCGTGCATCACGCTCACGCTGGAGGTGGGCTGCTACCTCGAGGGGTCGTGGCGCCGAGGTCTTCCTCTTCGGCGCAACGTGGTGGTCGACGCGAGCTCCACTCCCTCGTACGAGGCCATCAAGGCTCTCCCAACGCTCGACGGAGAGCTGTTCGAAGACGCCATGCTGCGGAGCCTGTACAGCGCCGTGCAGTCCGTGGTGCCGGAGTACGCGGGCACGGTAGGATAGCGCCATGACGATGCCGTTCTCATACGTCGAAGCTCCTCGTCTGATCGGCGGCTGGCCGGTCCTGCCGGCGTTCTCGACTCCCAGCGAGGCATCGGTGGTACCGCGCGTCATCCGCACCCGTGCGGCGCTGCTGGGCGTCCAACAAGACAAGGGCGCTGGCTTCGACGTACGGGCCAAGACGTTCTACATGAACGTCGATGCCGTGGACGACATCTTGATCACCTTCTCCTCCGGCGCCGGGACGTTGTCGCTCGCGCAGGTCGTTACGGAGATCAACGCCATCACGATGGCGGGCCCCTTGGGGGCCAACGTCGCCAAGCAGGACAACGGCTTCCTGAAGCTCGAGAGCCCGACGACTGGAGAGGGCAGCTATCTCGAGGTCCTCCCCGACACCACATCGGACAACGACTCGTTGTCGAAGCTCGGCCTCTTCGGCTACACGGAGAGCTACGCGGGAGAGATCGAGTCCCCCAGCCAGTTCGATCCTGACCGTCAGCGTGTCTACCCGGGCCAGCTTCTCCTGTCGGAGAGCGAGAGCCTGGAGGCGCGGACCATCAACCGCGCCGTCATGCAGATCGCCCTCAACGCCGACTACAGCGCCATGCTGCTGCGCAAGAAGCAGATGGCAGAGACGATCTCGACCGACGTGACGAACCCAGGAGCCGGGTTCTACCTGTCGGACGTCGTGCACACCGGCTCTGCGCCGGCGCCCAGTCCGTTCGACCTCGAGGACATCGTCAAGATCCTCGACTCCAACGGCGACGAGATCGCGGTCGAGAGTACCTCGGTCCGCAACGCCGGCGTCTCGCTGACGTTTGCGTACGATGCCACGATGGCCGAACAGCGGGTGACCGCGGGAACGTCGGTCTTCCTCCCGGCAGACGTCAAGGGCGACATCTACGTGAAGTCGAGCGACGGCGCGCTCGGTACGCTGGCCAACCGTCCGCTCAAGATCTTGAAGTACATCTCGGGAACCATCGTCATAGTGCGCAACGTCGACACCGATGGGACCCGCGTACAGGTCAACGCCGCCGTGACTGGCGACGTCGTGACGTTCGTCGTCGACACCGCCCGCGTGAACCGTCTGCTGACCGGCCCGGCCGGCACCCGTGTTGAGGGCCTGGACGGCTCCAAGAAGACCGGAACCGTCGTTCGCGTCGAGCTCAACAACCGGGTGGTCTGCGCCGGCACGGGGCTCGAGTTCACCACCCAGGCCATCATCGGCGACAAGTTCATCATCGCGGGCCACACCGGCACGGCGCCGTACAACAACAACGGCAACTACCGAGTGTCGGCCATCATCGACGACACCACGCTCGAGCTCGTCACCGAGGACTTCGGCCCCGTGATGCTGAACCCGTCGGGGCTTTCGATGGGGACGTTCGACCTGCGGTACAACGGGTCGTTCTACGACACGCCGTACGTCGAGCCGACCTTCTCGCTTCCGGCCGGGACCTACAAAGTCATCTACCGGCGCCAGTCGAGCCTGGACAGCATCTCGAACAACCCCGCGGCCTTCTCGTCCGCTCCTCTGCGGTACATGCAGGAGACGGACGCCAAGATCCAGAAGGCCATCCAGAACATCCTGGGGCCGTCGGCGAGCTCGTGGACCGACGTGCTGTACGATGACTACCGGCTCAGCCTCGAGGACCTGGACTACCGGCTAGACTCAGAGCACGACGAGACCGGAAACCATACCGACATCCTGGCCAACTCGCTGAAGATTGGGTACGACCCTGTCTTCTCTCTGGCGATGGAGAGCGGCAACCCCACCATCCGGTTCGATACCTCGGACACTTTGATCTTCGATCGCGCGTCGAGCACGTGGCGATTCAACGCCGGTGCTACGGCTTGGAATCTGGTAACGGTGGATTCCACCGGCATCCAGATCGACAACTCCGCTGCGAACGCCTCTGTGCGGCTCCGCAGCTATGGAGCACTAGCCCTCTTCAACACCTACCGCTCGCTTGGCACCTACGCCTCACCGCTCGCCGTTACGGCTGGAACCATCTTGGGCATTTTCGGGTCTGGTGGGCATGATGGTACGAACTGGAGCGCCGCTTCTCGTGCGAGCATGCGTGTGCTGGCCGCGGAGACCTTTACGTCGGGTGCGCAGGGAACGTACATCACGTTCCTGACAACGACCGCCGGAACGCTCACTGCCGGTGAGCGGATGCGGATCGCCGACAACGGCTACGTGGGCATCGGAAACACCCCGAGCTACAACCTCGACGTGACCGGCTCCATTCGTAGCACGATCGCCTACCAGAACGAGTCGGCGATGAACTGGAACTATGGACAGCAGATCATTCGCCGGCGTGCGTCGAACGCGACGACGACCAAGATGCTGTCGTTCCTGCTCGACGCGGACGACTGGACCAACACGACTTTGACCGCTCAGTGGAACGCCGTTCTCTATACGGCGGCGAATCCTACGACGGGTAGCACGTCGGCGTCGACGACGCACTTGACTTGGCAGGGTCCAGGCAACTACGGAATCGGCAGCTACAGCCCAAGGAGCAAGCTGTCGATCACCATTCCGACTGCCGAGATGATGGCGGCTTACCCGCTGGCCGGGTCTCCAAGCACCAACTTCTCGATCTTGAACGAGAACAACTACGGCCTGAACCTGGGTGTGCTCTCGAGCGGTCAGAGCTTCATCTCTTCCCAGCGCGTTGACGGCGTCGCGACGGTGTACGACCTGCTGTTGAACCCATCGGGTGGTTACGTGGGAATCAGCCGCTCGTCGGCCGCTTACCCGCTGGATGTGGGCGGTTCGGCCCGATTGAAGACTACGGGTTCCGTTGCCCTCTACATAGACGGGGCGGCCGGAACCGACCGAGGAGTCATCTTCTCCACCAGCGCCAACCAACGCTGGTTCTGGAACTGTGACGGCACTGGAGAGACCGGCAGTGATGCTGGCTCCGACATGACGTTGCATCGCTACAACGACGCCGGGGCCTGGCTCGGGACTTCAATCCGCTTCCGCCGAAACAACGGCCTAGTACAGGTCATGACGGGCCAGGGCATCTCTCGCGACGTGGACAACGGCGGGCTTGTGCTGTCCGGCGGCTCTGCCCAGAGCTCCGGCGCCCACATCGAGCTCTACGGTGCGTCCTACGGCTCAGCGAACTCCGGTTGGTACGACGCGGACCTGCACACGTTCCGAAACCAGGCGAGCTCCTACGTCCTGCTCACGCTCAGCAACAACTCCAACAACCCCATCCAGTTTGGCAGCATCGGCTCGATGCATGATGGGGGCGAGAAGAGCCTCAACTTCAACTGCTACTACAACGGTGCAAGCTGGGTGCGCATTGGGGCCGGCTACGCGCAGCGCATTATCTCGTACCCCGGCGGTGGTTACGCCTACGGGTACTTGCAGTCCTCGAACGCAACCGGCATCGCCGGATCGAACGCCACCATGGTGGATGCGTTCCGATGGTCGTCTGGTTACTGCCAGGCGATGAGCTACCTCTACGCGCCAGACATGAGCTACTTCCAGGGGAACGTCGACTTGTACTACTACAAGTACGCCTTCCCCAAGGGCGACACGGTCTCGACGACGCAGAAGATGCATCATGCGTTCAACTACCGGTACTACGAGCTCGTGTACGACGCGACCAACACGAGCAACGTCTACCTGATGGATCTGCCGAGCCTCTCGCAGGGCCACACCATCGTGTCGATCGACGTGGCGTACTATCAGTACACGACCGACACGTTGACCGTGAGCCTCTACCGCCGCGCCTGGAACTCGCGGTCTGCCGCCACTCTGGTGGCCTCGGCCGCAGCTACCAGCGCCGTCGGAGACTTCACCTCGACGATCACCTGCAACCACACGACGGTTGCCGGCAACGTCTACTGGGTAGAGTTCACGTCGACCAAGGCGACGGCGGGCACGGTCTACATGGTCGGTGGGGCTCGCCTCTACATGTACGGAAAAGACATGATTCCGGACGGCCAGGCCTGATAGGAGACTGAGATGCCGATTCTTTTGACCACTCCCTACGACCCGGGTAGCTCGGACCCGGGTGAGACGTACCCTCGGGCCAAGATCACGGGCTTCAGCATCGACCTGCACGCAAAGGTCGTTCAGGTTCGCCTGGAGTACGGTGACGTGGTCGACGGATCGTGGGTTCGCGGCAAGGCGTCGCTGGAGCCGTCGGTCTGCATCGAGAACAAGCCGGCCGAGCCTGGTCCGGCGACGACCGACTACGACGACCTGGTGGCCGAGCTCCCTGAGGCGGAAGAGACCATCTACGCCGGCGCGGCGCGCGTGCTGTACGAGTACCTGATCGCCAAGGGAATCTTGTCAGGCACCATCGAATGAGATAGAGACCGACCAAGGCCATAACCACGGGAGACCACATGCCGATCGACCAACAGCAAGTCCAGAACTACATCCAAAACGTCCTGAAGACCTCCGAGAGCGACCCCAAGAGCCTGTCGAAGGAAGAGCTGAGGATCGCGACCAAGTACCGCCAAGAGTCGCAGCGCCTCAATCAGGTCCAGCAGGACGTCAGCCAGATGCGGGACCAGATCCGACAGGCCGAGGCCCGTCTGCGTTCGCTCGAGCTCCAGGCGGCCGACATCCAGGGCCGGGCTACCGGCCTCTTGGACTACCTGGCGTCCTCGAAGTTCGAAGAGGACATCGTGCCGCCGGCCGGCAACGGGGTCCCTTCGGAGAGCGCCCCTCCGGTGCCACCGACGCCGGCGAAGCGCAAAGGGCCGGTTCCCGGCATGCGCCGCGGCCCCACCACGCCTCCGTTGCCTGAAACCGCGAAGGCCTCCGAGGCCTAGGAGAGAACCATGAAGAAGACCCTGCTGTCGCTTCCCTTTCTGCTCTGGGCCGCGATTGCGCTGGCGCAGGCCCCCGCAACCCCGGTCCCCGTTCCAGCCACGGCCGCCGTCGAGCAGCCTGCGGCGCCGGCGGTCGAGCCGGCCGCGGTCCCCGACGTCGTCAAAGTCGAAGGCGACAAGATCACCGTCAACGACGTCGTGACAGATGCCAAGGGCGTCGCGGAGGCCTTCAAGGTCCTCAAGGCCGCCAAGGGCGCCGGCGACAAGCTGGCCGCTCGGCTGGCCCTCATGGGTCTGCTGGCCGCCATCTTCAAGATCTTGCTCAGTTGCCTGAAGTTCACGAGCGAGTTCTGGAAGGGCGCGAAAGGCAAGCTGGTGCTGAGACTGTCGACCCTGGTGCTCGGTATCGGCGTGACGCTGCTATCGCACTTCGCCGCCGGCGAGGACTGGATGAGCGCCATCATGCTCGGCATCTCGGGACCGTTGGCCATCTCGATCCACGAGCTCTTCGATGTCATCGTCGCGCTGGTCCAGAAGAAGCCCGTACCCCCGGCGCCGGCCCCGGCGAAGTAGCATGCCGGACCAAGACCCCAAGCCGGCCGAAAAGACCGGCCTGCAGAAGCTGTTGGACTCCGCGGCCGGCACAGAGGAGAAGTCCTCTCTGCCGGTCGCGGCGTTCTTCATCGGCATCTTCGTTCTGATCCTCGCCATCCTGGGCATCAAGATGGTGCTCACCAAGCGCGCCGCGGCTGAGACCGCCCGGAAGCTCCGGGAGCAGCTCGAGGCTGAACGGCAGGCGCACGAGAACGCGAAGCTCGCCGACAACGACGCCCAGCGGAAGGATGCCGAAGAGGTCATCCGAGACGCCATGGCCCGTGTCACCGAGCTCCAGAACGAGATGGACGCCCGCCGGGTCGCCCACGAGGAGCACGTCAAGGAGCTCTCCAGCATCACGTCCTGGGACCAGATCGTCGTCGACGCGAGGAAGTAGGATGCTGTCCAACCGAACGTGGGCTCTGGCCTTCTTCGTTCTGATGATGACGGACCCGCGGCCCGCTCAGGCGCAGACCGTGGTGGCCTTCCAGCTTATGCCGCCCGGCCACGACGGGCAGGTTCAGGGCGTGGGGCGGGCCCGCTACTACCTGCTGGACGAGTACCTCCAGCTCGCCCAGTTCGACGCAGAGCTCGTCAAGCTGAGGGCCGACGTCCAAGACCTCACCGAGGTCGCGGCAGGGCTAAAAAGGGCGCTGGACGCGAAGGACACCATCATCGTGGCCCTCCAGGCCGACAAGAAGATCCTGGCCGATCGGTGCCTGCGGCTCGAGGGTAGCCTCAACACCTGCGAGAAGAAGCTGGTCGAGTGCGAAGGCGGCACCATCTGGCCCTACATCGTGGGCGCCGCCGGGGTGGTCGCCGGCGCCGTTGGCTTGGGCTTCTACCTGGGCACAAAATAAGGCTAAAAAGGAATGGGGGCGGCTGCCCGCCCCCGGTTCCTCACAGCACTCTGTCGAGCTCGTACTTGAACTGCTGGAAGGCTTCTTCGGCGTCCATGCGGCTCCAGTGGAAGTTCCACTTTCCCGAGTAGGGGTTGAGCCTCTGGAGAGCTCCATACCCATTCAGGGTGTTCTTTGCGGCCGTAGGATCGGAGAACCGACAGAAGACCGCACCGGTGTCATCGTTGGTCGACACCAGAAGCTCTCCGGCTTTGGTCTTGATCTTGTACTGGTAGAAGGCCGTCTCGTCCTTCGTGCCACCACGCAGGTACAGGTACGTCTTCACCAGCTTGCCGAGCTTTATCCTCTCGGGCTTGAGCATGTAGGTGCCACGCTTCATGACTCCTCCATGGCCTCGAGGGCGGCGAGCCCGATGGCGGTGAGCTGCGTGATGCGTTTCTTGAAAGCCTTGGCGGCCTCGGGGTTGCTGGGGTCGCGGTACGGCGGCGCCTCGGAGGCGATCTTGCCCAACCAGACCGTCATGATGGCCAGCCAGTCGGACTGCTGGTGGTGCTGGTCGGAGTGCCAGCGCTGCCGCTGGTACTCTCGCTCCTGGAGCACGGCGTCCAGAACGCCGCGCTGCTGTGCGTTGTCGGGTTGTCGCCGTTCTTGAACCCCAGTGACGGTGCTCTCCTCCGGCATGTTGTCGGGCCCTTTCGGTCCCCGCAGCGGTGGTCTTGTGCTCATGGGCGCTCCAAACGAAAGCCCCCGCCCAGGCGAACCCAGGCGGGGGCTTGTGTCAAACAACAGGCTCTCCTTCGAGAACCAGCTTCGCCCTCAGGGCCTCTTCGTCGAGGCCCAGGTACCCAACGCCTACGGCGTCGGCGAGGGCTTGGAGCTGCTCCATCGGCATGGAGGACAGCTCTTCTGACCTCACGACGATGCCGTCGGTGTCAGGGGCCCCGTGGTTCGGGGCAGGGGCTATTCCCCCTGGGCTTGGCCTTCCTCGTCGGGCGCCGTGTAGGCCGACTGGTCGGCGAAGCTGAGCAGACGGCCCTTCTTGCGGCTGATCTGCGGCAGCGACACCATGACGGGGTTGCCCTGGTCGTCGACCACGTAGTTGTTCTTGTCGTCCATCTGCGCGTACTGGTAGGTGCCGTTGGTCTGCACCGCCATGTCGAACGCGATGGCCAGCATGTCAGCCAGCTGGCTCTTGGCGTGGTCGATGGCGCCCAGGAGCTCGCCGCGGAGCGCCTCGATCTGCGCCGCCGTCTTGGCCTCCATGACGTTCGCCGTCATGACGGCCAGGCCCTCGAGGTCGATCGCCGACTGCGCCGCGACCTCTTCGGGAGCCTGCTGCTCCTGCACCTGCGGCTGGGGCTGCGGCCCCGGACGCCGAACGGGATTCGACACCCGACCACCGACCGCGGGGCCGCTGGTCTGCACCGGCTTGGGCTTGGGCAACGACGCCGGCGCCGGAGCCGCGGCTTGCGCGGGAGCGCCGGCCGGGGGCTTCGGGTTGGCCCGACGCGGGCCCGGAGCCGCGGCTTGCGCCGGCGGACGGACGTTGCCGGGCGTCGGGGCGACGCTCGGGCCGGGACGGTTGGTGACAACACGGGTCTGAACTGGGGTTCCTTTGGCTGGAGGCATATCTACGGTCTCCCTTTCCTCGGGTTGGGGCGTTTCCGCCTTTGGTTTCTTGGCTTTGATGACAAGACCGGCCGCCACCTCGGTCTTCAGAATGTGCTCGATGATTTCGTTGACGCTGGAGAACATGACGTTGCGGCCGGCGCAGATCGGACCCTCTGGGGCCATCGCGTACCCCATGAGCTCGTAGTTCGGCCGCACCAGCGGAATCTCGGTACCGTCCGGACCTACGACGACCTTGATCTGGCCGTTCTCGTCGGTCTGGAAACGAAGCTGCGTGTCGCGCTCCGTTGTCGTGATGCCCTCGTAGAGCATCGAGTAGAAGTCAGGCCTTTCTCGTTCCATGATCATCGCATACAGCGCTCCTTCGTCTAGCGTGAGGCTGGTTTCCTGGTCGGGGAACTCCGAATGGGCGCATCGCAGATACCCCAGCCCAGAGATGTTGTACATCTTGTCTCTGACCTTTTTCTTCGCGTACTGGATCGGAGTCCAGTCCGGGCACTCACGGTAGCGCTCTGCCGTGATGAGCCTTTCTTCCACGCACTTCCCTCCGGAGTCGGAGAGGAGCGGGCAGTGCACCAGCTTGCTGCAATACAAGCAGATGGGGATCAGCTCATCCACGACGGGCGCCCTCGAGGTTGAGCCGGTTGTGCTGGTAGCAGTCCAGGTTCTGCAAATCCCGGCACTCCATGCAGTTCGGGCACACGCGCTTGCCGACCTGCATGCGGAACACGTCCCAGTGGTACTGAATCCACCGGCTCATCCTGTCCGCCTCGTCGAAGAACGCCGGCGCCGTGTTGAGCGGCGTCATGGTCTCCAACGCCTGGATGATGGCTTCTCGCGTGTCGGCCCTCGTCACGCCCAACATGCACCAGTTGGCCAGCAGCACCAACTCAGAGTGGTTGAGGGCCTCGAGGTTGACCTCAACGTTCGGTAGCTTGGTGGCCATGCTGTCCTCCTTTCGGGAAGTAGTCGTCCCGAGACCTCACCTCGACGGTGACCTCGGCCCGAGGGTTGTCTGGATCTTCGAGCTTGACCAGCCGGCTCTCGAACACCTGGCTGTCATTCGGGATGCCGACGCTCCGAACCACGCAGTCCTGCAGAAACTTAATTCGGTTGTCGATATCCAGAGCCTTATACCGGCTCTTCGCGTCCCTTTCGCCCTTCCTCGGACCCTTGGTCAGGGTCTTGAACCAGCCCGGGTTCTCGAGCTGGTCGAAGTACGCCAGCAGAGTGACGCGGTAGACGGTCTCTGGGTCGACCGGCAGGCTCGCGATCTGCACGAGCTGCCGGACAACCGCCGCCTTGACGTTCTCCCGAAACCGATTGGCCTCATGCGTCAGCGACACACCGCCCCCTCGAGTCCTCGTGTAGATGTGATTCGTCGAGGGGGGCAGCGGTAGCGTCAGCTTGATGGAGCTCCCTACCTCAGCGCCGGCGCGTGATGGCCGGGCGGCCGACCGGGGCAGGTGCGGGACCGGGGCCACCCTCGGTCTCGACCCCAGCTGGATAGTGGGAGCCCCCGGCGGTGGGCCGAGGGTTGAAGTCCCTCGCGAATTCCCTGGCCATGTCACCATGGGCTTCCTCCTGGTACGCCTCGCGCGCGGCTCTCCGGGCAGCATCCACCATCGGATTGCTTCCCTTGAACCCGTCGAAGAGCTTCATCTGCTGGATGGTGACCTCGCGGGAGATGACCTTCATGTCCTGCTCGGTGACCCTCAGCATGGCGTTGAGCGTCTCGTAGACGCAGTTGGCTTCGTCGTACGCGGCGCTGGCCATCACGAACCGGGTGTCGTGGCGGACAGCGTCGCTCGCGCTCTGGTCCGTGGGCCGCTTCCCCGTCGCGGCGTCAGGCGTGCGCTTGACGGCGTCTCGGATGTACGACCACAGGAACTCCTTCTTGCGCAACGCCTCCGACCTCTCGGCCGCCGCCCGGTTGGTGACGAACGACAGGTAGGCGTAGTAGCCAGACATCAAGCCCAGCAGCTCGGACAGCTGGTCGAGAGACAGCCGGCGAATTACCGACGGCAGCCGGCCGTCGAAGTAGTTCCCTGCCTCCAAGCCCGGTATCCAGCTGACCTGCTCCTCGGACACGGTGGGCCGGACAGGCGCCGTGATGCCGAAGGCAGCGATTCGCTCCTCGACGCGCTTGACGATGCTGTACCGCTCCATGGCTTCGATCTCGCCGATGTCGGTACTGAGGCCACCCTCAGGGCCTCTTTTCGGACCAGTCAGAGTCGCCATCCTGCTTTCCTCCTCTCTCGGGGCACGAGTGCGCGAAGTCACACCACTTGCAGTGCCAACCCGGGCGGGCCGGCACCATGGGCCCGTTCTCGTAGACGGTCGAGACGACGGGCTGCAATACGTCACGTTCGATCTCGCTCCAGGTGTCGGGATCGAACACGACGGCGTGCTCTTTGAACTCGCTGCCGTTCTTGTTGATGTAGAACAGAAGCGCCATCGGGACGTTGGCCAGCCACATGTAGAAGTGGGCCTGACGGACGTTGTCCTCCATGGGCTTCGCCTGAATGGTCTCCCACCCAAAGTTGCCGCCCTCCTTGATGGATTTGATCTCCAGGATGAAGCGGTAGTTGGTGAAGGAGAAGAGACCATCGGTGCTGCTCTTGATGGCCCCGCGACGCAGCGGCACCTCGTACTGGAACTGCTCCCCGTACATAGCCTTGAGGTGCGTCTGCAACATGACGTGCAGCATGGTGCCGATGTCCCATGTCAGCTGGGACTGCGCGTCGAACTTCTTGGCCGGCTCGATGGCGAACGTGCACTCGTAGTACAGCTTGAGCAGGCAGACGTTCTTCTTGCAGGCCGACGACGGGTGAATCCCTTTCTCTCTTCGCTTGTGGCGCTTGAGCTCCGTCGTCAGGGTGGTGGTGATCTCGTTGTCGTCGAGGAACCGGAGGTACTTCTTCAAGTCCTCCAAGATGGTGACCTGACCCAGGTAGTGCTCGAGCACGGCAGGGTTGTTCTGCCGCGCCCAGTCGAGCTCTTCCAAGGTCCTCAGGACGTTGGTGTCTTGCATCGTCTCCCTGACTCCTTCATGAGGATCTCGTAGGCCCACTCCGGCAGTACGACGTAGCGCCAGTGACCCTCGTTGCCTTGGAACTCGAGGTCGAGAACAGGGAGCTCCCCGTAGTCGGCCTGCATCTCCAGCTGGCGAAGCACCTCGAGCTTGAGCGCGAAGGACTTGGCTCTGGTGAACTTGCACTCACCTCGGTAGGCGCCGACCTTTCGGACGTCACCTTCGTAGCCGGGGCGGGAGCCTGAGGCCGCTTGCCTCTTGGCCCCCTCCCTGGCTGCGACACGCTCCTCCTGTGCCTGGCTGCGGCGCTGGTTGTCCGTAGTGCCGAGCTCCGACACGTTGTACTGCATGACGCTGTGGCACTTGGGACACTTGGGCTCCAGCCCATATCGCCGGCGAGTCTTGGACTCGCTTGGCTTCAGCTCCTGGTTGAAGCCGCAGACCGAACAGTGAAGGGTGGTCTTCATCGGAACTGCACCGTCAGGTTCGCCTTCTTCAGGCAGGCGTTGCGAATCCGGAGCTCCAGCTCTGGGTCGCTCGCCACCATGACGGCCAGCTTCTCGGTCGCCGGCTCTCCGCGCTCGCCCTGGACGCGAACCTGAGGACCGATGCCGTCATCGAACGTCAGGTAGGCGCCGCCCTGTAGGACGACGTCCATCTTGCGCGACGTGTCGACGAGCTCGCGCACGGTGTCGATACCGTAGTCCGCGAACGAATTCTGGACGTCCGACCAGAAGACCGGGTCCCGACCCGGCAGATGGTGCCACAGGTACTCCCCGCGGATGCCATCGTGGGTGCCGGCCTTGCCCTTCCGGATGTCCCACTTGACCACGTGCCCGCTCTTGGCCGTGTGCTGAGAGTCGACCCAGAGGGGCTCTCCGATCTTCAGCTCCAGGTTCACCAACTGCGCGTGCACCCAGGACCACGCGCCGGCGGCCGGCCGAGTCTTGGGCCCATGCGGCGACCCGTCGAGCACTGCGCGCACCTGGTTGATGCCGATGATGGTCGTCTTCAGGCTCTCGCCGTCCTCGCCATCGAGCATGTAGAGCGGGTAGTTCTTGTTCTGCCAGGTCGTGATGATGCCCGAGCTGCCGCCGTACGTCCGGTCGCCGACATCCTTCTCGTCCTGGTCGGGGGTCAACAGCGCCCCCAGGGACTCCAGGATGATGAGCTGGCTGTAGCTGCGGAAGTACCGCATGTGGGCGATCGTCGAGTCCAAGAGCTCGGCGCCATTGGCCCCGGCCAGCATCACGACCTGACCGATCTGCATCCGCAGGTCGGCCTGCTCCTCCGGAGTGAACGGCGGGTAGCCCTGCGAGATCCTGATGGCGTTGTAGTCGTTGATCTCCCGATCGGAGTACGGGATGCAGAAGCCGGCGCGGCGGGCGAAGCCCTTGTCGAGCCGAATCTCCGAGCACCCGATACCGATGATCGCGTCCTCACCGTAGTTCTTCTGCACCTGCCCGGCCGTGCGGAACGCCAGGTAGGTCTTGCCGGCCGAGCCCGGCCCGAAGATCTGGACGCCTCCGCCGGCCGGGAACCCGCCACCCATCGCAAGGTCGAGCCCCAACACTCCGGTGGGCCTACGCAGGTAGTACGGCGACGAGTAGTCACTCGCGAGGCTTACCTGCACCTTTCCCCGGTAGCCCGGGTCGTGCGCCATCTTGTACGCGAACTCCTCGGCCATCTCTTTGGCCGTCGGCCCCTTGGGCTTGGCCTCCGTCTTGGGGGCTGCCTTCTTGGGCCCCTGGACCTTTGGCTTCTTCGGGGTCTCGTCGGAGGAGGATGACTCGACCGGCTCTTTCTTTCGTGCGCTCATGACGTTCCTTTCCTTCGAACCAGGACAACAGATCGTTCCTGGCATCGTCTTCGGTGTTGAAGGGTCCGGTGCCGAACCCGGCATCATCCATCAAGAAGAACTCGCCTTCGTCTTCTACCAGAGAGGGCAGACGACCTAGGCGTCGTGCTACGCGGCCGCATCGTGGGCAGAACGCGAAGCGAGCTTCGTCGTCTCCCGTCGCGTAGACGTTGAGGCTGTAGACCAGCCTGCAATCCGCACAGCCGTACCCGTTGGGCTCGTCCACCCTAGGGGGCGGTGTCGGGCTCAAAAGGCTCTGTGCCGTGTTCCGGACAAGCACCAGCGTCGTCCAGAGTCTTGCCGCAGAGCGGACAAACGCGCTCTTCAGACTCCGGCTCGTTGGTGGCCGTCTTCGTTTTCTGGTCATCCAGCACTACTCCCAACTTGGTCATTCCGTCTTCGCTCATGATCTTTCTCCTTTTGCGGAGCTGCTCCGACGGGTCGAACCGCAGCTTCATACCTTTTGCGTATGTGCGGCGGCGCGAGCCCGTGACCGTCGTGGTCTTGTGGAACGGCCTCCAATAGAAGCGGCCCAGTCCCCGGATGCGGATCTCCGCACCCGAGTCCAGGGCCGCTGCCATCTGTTCGAACACCGCACGGACAAAGCCGTAGGCCACGCCTTGCTCGGAGCCGACGGAGCCGGCGACGAGCTTGGCGATGTCCGTTATGGTCATCATCCCTTGGCTTCGTTCCACCGATCTACCACCTTCAAATCGACCGGCAAAGGCACGACCAGGGCTTCCTTTCCCTGGCAGAACGGATGCTCCATGCACTCCCGCACGATCGCCGACGCTTCCTCGACGTTCTCCGCGGGACAGATGATGACGAGCTCGTCATGCACCTGGTTGACCATCTCGGCCCCCAGCTCCTTGAGCCTGGGGTGATGCTCGATTCGCAGCATCGCGGCCTTGATGACGTCTGAAGCAGAGCCTTGGATGGTCGTGTTGACGGCCTGCCGCTCCGCTTCACCTTTGTACATGAAGCTTGTGTGGTTGATGTCCTCGAGCCGACGGTATCGACCACACAGAGTCTGGACGAACCCGAACTCTTTGGGATGGCCGGTGCGCGTCAGCGGGATTGCACCCGGAGACCACACCCCCATGTCCCAGTCGTACTCCTGATCATCCATCACCGGCAGCCCGGTGGCGGTGTTGACAGGGCGGTACCGCGGCTTGCCCCAGAAGTCCCGCTCCATGAGGGCGCGGCACTCTTGCGGGACCTGTTCCATATACTGCTTGACGTTCGGGAAGGCCTGGAAGTACGACGCGATCTTCTCGGCCGCGATCGCCTCTCTGGCCAGCGCGGTGTAGATCTGGTCCGACGTCAGCAGTGGGTTCTTCTTCTTCTTCCGGTCGTACTTCTTGTGCAAGCGGTCATCGCCGACGCGCATCTCTTCCCGCTTGGCTTTGACCTCCTCTTCGGGGATGTCGATCTGCTCCCCGATCTTGGGCGGGCCGGCGCCGTAGATGATGCCGAAGCCGATGGCCTTGTAGTCCTGCCGGAGACCCTTGAGCTTCTTCTGCTCGGGGGTCGGGCTCTCAGCCTTCTTGGCCGCGATGATGGCCTCGTAGGGCAGACCTTCGATGAGCGAGACCGTGAAGGAGTGGAGATCCTTCCCCTCCTGGATGGCCTGGATCATCTTCGGGTCGCCCGACATGTGGGCCATGATGCGCATTTCCAACTGCTCGTAGTCCGAGACGATCAGCCGGCATCCCGGGGGCGCGAAGAACGCCTTGCGGATACCGAACACATCGTTGTCCGGACGTGGGAAGTTCTGGCTGTTCGGGACGTCCGTTGAGAAGCGGCCCGTCCGAGCTCCGAACTGATTGAAGTTGGGGTGGATGCGCCCATCCTGGTAGTACGTCGCCAAGTCACGCAGCGTCTCGAGGTACGTGCTCTTGGTCTTGTAGAGCTTGCGGCACTCCAGGATCTTGGTCGCCACCGGCAGGTTGGTGGCGCCCAGCAGCTCCATGACTTCTTCGTCGACCGAGGCTTTGTTGCCGCCCGTCATCTTGAGGGGCGTCAGGCCCAGGTACCCGTCCTCCTTGGAACCGAAGAAGAACTTGGAGAGCTGCGGGTGAGACTGGATGTTGAGCGGACGCCCTGCGAACTGGTTGATCTCCATCTCGAGCTGGAGGATCTGGGCGTCGATGATCGGGATCTGAGTGTTCAGGTACTCGATGTCGACCGGCATGCCGCGGCGTTCGATGCGCCACAGCACCTCGGTGATGTCGATCTCCATGTCGAGGAAGTAGTGCCAGAGCGTGTACTGGTACCGACCCTCGGCATCGAGCTGGTTGTTGATCGGAGCGGCCGACAGCCGGTCACGAAGCCAGTAGCATCCCATCAGGTGCGCGTAGGCGTCGTAAGAGGCGTAGTCGATCACCTTCTCGATCGGCAGGTCGTACAGGCTGGTCTCGTACTCCTTGATCTTGTTGCCGTGTACGTCCCGGTCTCCGAAGAGGTCCTGGTACTTCGTCATCGGGAGCCCGCACCAGTCACGAGCGCAGACCTTGAGGCCACGCTGGAGCTTGTTCTCGTCGTGCATGCCGGCGAGCGCCAGGCCGTCGACGATGTGCGCGTTCCAGATGTTGATGCCCATGTTCCACGAGACGTGGCCGTCGTACTTGGCGTTCCAGCACGCGAACCAGGCGTTCGGGTTCTCGAGCAGAGGGGCGAAGCCCAGAAAGTGCTCCCCGCGAAGGCAGAACCTCCGGGCTATGCCCTGGTCGAAAAACGCTAGGCTCCAGAACGTCACGGTGTCGGACATCCAGTCCAACGGACGCTTGGTGCCTACGGTGAACGGCATTCGTTTGCCGGTCGTCTCAGTGTCGAACCCGATGAAGTCTCCAGGGTCCGCCTGGACCTTGTGGAGACACTGACCCAGGAAGTCCTGGGCCTGCTCATCAGTGTCGATGAACTCGGGGTTCGGCACGCTGAGGTTCAACGTAACGGACATGCGTGCTCCATTTGAATGAGTGGAAGGCCTGGAGGAGGAGGTCGACGTGGACTCCGACGCTCTCGTCGTGGTCCCCGCCGACCGCTTCCCTTAGGCGAACGAAACGCCGTAGCTCATCGAACAGTCCGAGCGCGATCTCGTGCACGCCAAAGCCGTGGACGTCACTCGGGTTGTCCAGCTCAAACCGCAAAGCCTTGGCGAGCTTCTTTACTTCAGATAGCGCTTCGGACCGGGCACCCTGAAGCGAGCGAATCGCCTCAGGGTGCTTGGTCCAGCCCACTACTCGGCCGCCCCAGGCTCCGGGGTGCCGGAGTCACGGGTGTACCGCGCGTACGCGGCCGCGCCCGCGGCTCGGCCCATCGCCATGAAGGGGTCGGGCAGGTTGAGCAGCTTGGCCTGCTCGGCGGACGACAGCGGCTTGAGCAGGTAGTTCAAGTCCATCGGCTTCCGATGGTTCTCGACGACCTGTCCCGCCTTGGCGTCCCCGCCTTGCCACGCCGGGTCAAACAGCATGGGGTCCGGCTCTTGGATGGAGCAGGAGTCCACGACCAGCTTGCGGTCCTTCTTCTGTCCCGTCATGCGCAGCACGAGCTGGCAGTCGAAGACATCGTAGGGATCGATCTGGCAGTTGGGCGTCGAGCACCACCGGTTGGGGACCGGCTTGACCTCTTTGTGGCAGTTCTTGCAAACCGACCGACCGTGCATGCGCTTGGTCAGGTCCACGTAGGTCGTGTAGACGGCGGACCACCGGCTCTGGCAGCTCATGCAGACGGCCGTGTCGGACTCGGGATCGATCTGCACGTTGGTCGCATGGCAGTGCTCGCACGTCAGCGCGACATCCTCCATGATGACCTGGCAGTTCGGGCACGAGAACGACGGCACGTAGATCTTGCCGCCGCACCGACAGAAGCTGTTCTTGATGCTGCGGTTCAGGTCCGCGATGACGTTGTCCCACTGGGCGACCGACATCTCGGTGTAGAACCGGGTGCCGAACACCTTGGGCCAGCCGTCCTGGCAGTCCTGACAGCCGCGGATCAAGCAGCGCTGCCGCTCCTTGTGCGACTCCGCGGGGTTCTCCCGGTTCTGCACGTCGACGAGGTGGAACTCCTCTTCGACCCAGCCGGACACCGCGACGTAGAGCTGAGCACCCTTCTCGTCGATGCTCTGCTTCTGGATGTTCTGGAGCTCATAGGCCCCGGGGTTCTCGTACGCGCACACCACGCAGGGCAGGCCCAGCGGGTAGCCGCACTCGATCATCTGCCCGTTGCCGCGCTTGCCGCCGTACGGGATGAAGTGCCGAGCACCGACCCGGTAGGGCAGCTGCGACCCCGTGCTGGGGTGGATGTACGGGCTCTCGGGGTGCGAGAAGTGCACGCGCACCGGAGTGTCGGTGAGCTTGTGGAAGAACGCCCACCGCTTACCGCTGGACTTTTTGCCGCCCTGGCGGTCCTGCGCGATGCTGTCGTCCCAATCGTCGTATCTGTCGGTCATAGAATCTGCCTCCTGCGCGTGTTGCGCTACAAAGAACTGCTTCGAGTTCTGCCTCGGTGAGGTCGTCCGGCTGGGTGTTCTCGCTATGATGCTCGAGATACCGACACCGGTAGACCGGGAAGGAACTTACTGCGAGCCTCTGACAAATGTCTTTGGCTCCCTCTTTGCCTGCGTAGTTGTTGTCGAGCAGCACGAAGGTTTCAGCGCCCAACGATCGGACGATGCGTTCTTGGGTGGCCGACATACGTGAGCCCATGAGGGCACAGGTGTTCGTCCATCCGTGCTGCACCATCCAAAGCGCCGCCTTGTAGCCCTCGACGATGACGAGCTGACCGCTGTTGGTCTCGAACAAGCGCTTGTAGAACTTGTCCATCCGCCACAAGTGGTCACGTATCCCATCGTTCGAATACTCGGGGAACCATTCTCCCAGTTCCCCCAAGACCTCCTTACCGTCCAGCGTTCGGCGCCCGTTGTAGACCAGGTACTTCGGCTCCTCGCCGGGTCGGGTAGATCGACCCGAGATGCCCACCAGGTTTCCGTACAGGTCGCGAATCGGGTACGTGATGCGGTCGTTCCGCTTGTCGTACCCGATGTCATGCTCCTTCAAGAGCTCCGGCGAGTACCCCTGCTCGACGAGCGACAGGGGCATCCAGTCGAAGACCCCCAGCAGAGAGTCGGGCAGGATGTGGTCACCCTTGAAGTCCTTGCGAGACTTCAGGCGCGCCTTGGCCTGCCGAACCTTCTCGGTCTTCTTGGCCTCGACCTCAGCCTCTTCGATGACCGCTTGGATCTTGAGGCTCTTGAGCCCCATGTCCTTGAGCAGCCACTTGAGACTGGAGCCATGCTTCGTGCACGCGAAGCAGCCCCAGGCCCCCGTCTCGCGGTTGATCCAGAACGACGCCCTTCGCTCCTCTCCACCCTTGTGAAAGGGGCAGGCGGAAGCGATGAAGTCGTCCTTGATCTTGACCCGCTTGAGGTTCTCCAGAGCAATCTGGTCCGCTACCGCACCCAGCATCAGTACCTACCCTTGGTAGCGCCCATCGCGGCACCTACCGCCTGCGAGAGGCCTTCGACGTTCACACCCTTGCTGACCGGGACGGCCTTCTTGGGCTCGTCGTCCTCCGACTTGTCGTCCTCCTTGACCCACTTCTGGATGTCCTTCATCGACGGCCGGTCGTCGATTAGGTCAAAGTTGTACCCCGGGATTGCACGAATGGTAAAAGCGTTGAGCACGCCTTCTCGGTTACCACCGAGAACGCACGCCAACTCTGCGCCCACACGTGCCTGGTTCTGGTCCGATCTGGAAGTGATGCGGTCCATGACCTTGTCCATCCGGAGCCGGGGGTCATCGTCCGGCAACGAGATGGTGGGAGCTCCCGGCGGAACCCGAGGCCGTACCCGGTAGCGGTTCCGCAGCAGCCGATCGAACTCGACCTCGTAGTCGTCCTCATGCAGGTCGACCGAGCCGGGCTTCTTGACGATGCGGATGATGAGGTCCGCCTCTCGAGCGATGACGTCCGCGTCCGCCATGTCGGCCAACGTGTTGCCGTACGTCTTCTCGCCCAAGCGGTTCGCCTGATGCACCGCCACGATCGGAAGGTTCTTCTCCTCGGCGTAGTTCTTCACGTCCTCCGCCAAGGCAGCGATCCGCTTCCACCGCTCGGTCATGCCCTCCGAGCGATCAGAGTCGATGTGGTAGAAGCTGTCCAGGTACAACACGTCGGGCTGAAACTTCTCAACCCACTGGTTCAGCTCTCCCATGTTCTTGGGAGCGTCTCTGCCACACAACAGGAGCAGGTCTCGCAGAC